ATCTTTGTACACAGGAAGCGGTGTGCTTTGCCACGCGGTTTCCTCTTGAAGTTCTAATGCCATTTCATCAATGTCAAACACTTCAACCGCCCCTTTCTGAATTACTCTTCGTCTTCTTCGAGCATGTCCTTCTGAGGCATCTTAGCCTGCAGAATCTTCAGCTTACTCGCAGGAAGATCCATAGATTTAGCAACGACAAAAATAGCGTGCAGTTCTTCTGGACTGTCGATCTTCTTCAGCCAAGCTTCAACAGCTTTAATGGGCTTCTTGAGTTCAGCAATAATCTCTTCATCGTTTAGGTGAGGAGTTGTATACTCATCCTTATAGCCGCCAAGATCTTCCAGATCTACATCTTTATTGTTGTCGTCAACGGCAACCAGCATTTTCGCTGAGAACGGTTTTCTCTGCGCGTTGCCTTCGATGAATAAAATGTCGTTCACAGACAGCATAATAAAACTGCCTGCTTTAATATTGGGCTGTTGCCCGGACATAAGCGTTACGCCGATATCATATTTGCATCTATTGTAAACGCGGAATTTCTTATCGCCATCCATAATCCTTCATACCTTTCTTTAAGAATAGGGACGGCGGCGCAAAACCGCCGTCCCGTTTGATTAGCCAATATAGTGAGCGCCACTGGTCGGCAGTTTGCCAACAATGAACGCCACACCAAACCACTGGTCGAGCAGGATTTCATAAGTCCTGTCGTCAATGTTCTGAGAAGCCATAGAGTTCACGGGACCTTCGTTAACGATCTTCAGGTTCCGCATTTCCGCACTCTGACCACCGGGGATGATGTAGATCCAGTTGGTAGCCAGGATCGGAGTGGTGCTGCCTTCTTCGTAGGCGTTGGTCATAGCAACAACGTCACAGCCCTTATAACGACCGATGAAGCCGTTGTTGTTGTTCTCTTCAATCATGTTACCGGAGAACTGCACACCAGTAGAGCTAACAGCCATACCGGTATGACCAGCAAGCTGACCAACAGCAGCCAGATCGCCCAGCAGGGTCACGGGACCCAGGCGACGGAAGTAGTTGATCTGAGCGTCGAGCGTGGCAGGATTGAAAGTACCGGAAGATGTCGCATAGAAAGGAGTGCTGAAATTGTCGATAGAGTCATGCAGCACGCTTTCAACCATAGCGATCTTCTTGTTGGTGATAGCAACGTTCGCCTGACGAATCAGCTCAGACATCTGCACACGACCAGTGCGCAGGTCGACGATGTTGATCGCGGGACGGGCAGCGATTTCCTTGGTTTCCACAAGAACCTGGCTGTCAGCAATATAGCTACGCGGAGCGGTAGCGCCCTTCGCCTGCATAACAGCTTTAATGCCGCCAGTGCGGACTTTGAAAGCCGCTTTGTCGCCATAACCAATGTTCTTAATGTCAGCAACCAGATTCAGGAAGTCCAGAGACTTGGACTGCAGTTCGTCAACAGTGTAGGCAACGAGCTGACCAATCTGGTGCATGCTCTGAGGATTGAGATCCTGAGCCAGTTCAGTAACAATCTGAGCCGCCTCTTCAGCTTTGTCAGAATCAACACGCTGGTTGTTGACCTGAGCGGCAAGCACCTTAATGAGCTTGCTGTCACGATTCACGTTAATTTCACTCATGTTCGGCACCTCCATTAACCGATAGTGCCGTCGGTCTTCACGCCGTACTCAGTACCAGCAGCGATAGTCCCGGTCACCTTATCAGTTACAAATTCTTCGCCGACAAGCAGCGGATGAGCCCGCAGTTCGGCACCAGCAGGAGTAGTATAAGTCCGCTTGTCATAAGCGGCATTGTCGTTGATATCGAAGCCGTTCTCAACGAAATAGTAATTCGCGTTCAGCTTCTGCACAACAAAACGATACGCAGTCACACCATCGTAAATGGTTGTAACTTCTTTGCAAAGCAGCTTGGTGGTGGTATCAGCATTAGCAATAAGCTTCAGCTTACCAATATTGGTGCTGGTACCCGGAACCATCAGAATACCGTTTTCAACAGCACTAGATTCGCCGTTCACAAGCTCGCCTTCATAAACATAGCCCTGAAGCTTTGTCATATAGCCAGCCATAGCTATTCAGTCCTTTCATAAAAAGTAAACACACCATCACAGAAGTGTGTATTGCGTCTTGGCGCTATCAGACTCTAAAAGAGAATATTTGCTCTTAGCGTTAATATCGCCCATGAACGGATTAATTTCAGCCGTCATCGTCTGTTTTTCCCTCTGGGTTTTCAGTTCAGCAATTTCGTCCTTCAGACTGTTTACAGTTTCAAGCAGTTCAGCAATCATCTGTTCAGCAGTTTTCTTCTTGGAGTCGTAGCTGTCCTGATCCGTTTCTTCGGGAATGGGATCGGCTGGAGTTTCATCCTCAGCTGTTTCCGTCTTTTCTTCTTCCTCTTTTTCTTCAGAGGCTTCGACAGTTTCAGCAACATGCACACCGTCAACGGATTCAACCAGAGTTCCTTCAACTTCATTCGTGGAGGTCGTCTCAACAACAACTCTCTGGCTCACAGACTTACCTGTTTCAGAATCATAAGCACTTGACTCATGAACTTCAACATGGTTTTCTGTGACATACACGGCGGCGGTTTCGTCCTCAGCCTTTTCTTTCTTCTTGCAGGCTGCGGTTTCTTCTTCTTCCTCGGAAGCGGTTTCTTCAACCTTTTCTTCTTCGGCTTTTTCTTCTTCAGCCAGTTCAGGCTGTGCGGCTTCGGTCTCAACGACTTCAGCCTTGGTTTCGACTTCTGCCATTTCACTTTCACCCTTTCTGGTTTCATCTGCTTTCTGCGCCACTAATTCAAGAGCGACGGCATCTTCGCAGGCGGGATAGGTCACAATGGCTGTGCCTTCCAAATAGTTGTTCTCTGACGCATCGATTAAGATAGTGTCGTCATCAAGTTCTTCATACTCTCCAACGGAAAGCTCAAAAGAAAATTTCAAGGCGCCATCAGCAAATAACTCGGATATTGCTTTGCTAAGCTTCCTGTTTCGTTTGGGAATACGAGCATATCCAACAAGATAAGATTTTTCGCCATTCTTTTGCTTTTCGAACTTGTAGAAACTTCCAATCTGCGTAGAATGGAACTCGCCTGTTCTGACATCATACAGATGACCAAGGCGATTGTAACTTCCATTAGTCAGAGCTTTAATGTCCGCATATAACGGAAGCCCGACATACCGCTTTTCGTTACCTACGATTTCGTCGATGAACGCTTCGGTAACTCTCGCTCCGTTAAGATTAGCCTCGGGAGCTTCGCAGATGCGAGCCTTTACAGTCATAAAGACGTCTGACTGCTGGATTTCGGAGATGACAGAAGCAAATACTAATTTGCTCATAACCATTCTCCCTTTGCTTTGCGTTCAATGGGGGAAGACAAAGAGCGCAAGGCTAATCTATACAAACACCTTTCGGTGGATGTATCTAAAAAATGTGTTCAAACTAATATATAAAGGGGGGGTGAACACGTTTTAGGGTTTCGTCGGATGTGGCTTGTGCGGATTGCCATGTCCAGGGTCGTGATCGCATCCACCGCCATGACCCAGACCGATACCCATATCGCCATGACCAACGCAAGCCGAGGCAACGATATTTTCCGTATAATTGAATTCAACCTTTTCGACTTTTGGTGTAACATACTTCATTTCTTTCACCTCATTTCAAAATGATAGGATATATACACCGACGTCCATATCCTTCTTCCATAAGAATGATGGTGGCGCCGGGTAACGCGCCGTAGCCTTTGCTTTGAGCGTAAGGATCTATACCGCACAGACTCGGCACACGTTCAACGTATATATTAGTAGCTGGCATAATGCCAGAACTAAAAGATTGACTTTTATGCAGATGCCCAACCATGAAAATGTCGATAGGTTTCTGATAAAGATTAATACTGTCTTTAGCTATAGACTCCATATTAACATTTTCACCGTGCATTAATAAAAACTGATATCCGCACACATCAATCACTTGCATCAGCGGGGCGTCATTTTGTGCAATTAATACGCTATTGATACCTTGAAAACGTGCAAATAAGTAGTGCATAATAATACGTTCCATGTTTTCTTCAGGAAACTGTCCTGCTTTTGTTCCGAGCGGACGAATCTCTCCATGGTTTCCACGCACTGCATATACACGAATCGGAATTTCAATAGCATTTTCTAATTCAGCCAACCACACAGCTAGAGTCTCAGACAACATCATAGCGCTTTGTATAACACCGTATTCCAACTTTTGCAATTGACTTGCCCTAAGCATGCCATCAAGCATATCTCCCGCTATCATGATCGTAACTTGATTCGGGCTTTCTTTGTCAACAATATCTACGATTTCACTAAGAAGCATACTCATTCTGTGATTAAATACAGACGAGTCGTATTTGTTTATAGATTCACCATACAAACCTTTAACATCAAAGTCAGCTCCATAGTGAAAATCTCCAATGCCAACAACCAAGTCGCGCTGTTTCAGTTTAGTTCTTCTTACAGTAGGAAAGCTACACACTTTTATTTTCGGAAGCTTCTCTATTGCAGAGTCTATACATTCACAAAGTAGTTCAGTACGAGAAAGCTCGCGTAAGTCTTTGTTGATTTTACGTTGAATGTCATACAATTTCTGGCGTTCTATATAACCTTTGTTGATTTCAGTTTGAACTTTTTCATCAAACCGCATACCAGCGTCACTGGCAAACCGAACGCCAAAAGCTAATTTGCGCAAGTCATCAGAAGTACAATCGAGATTATACTCGTTGACAATATCAACCCATCGTTTATCGTTTTTGCCTTTCCGGCGGTCAAGTATCTCCTGTGTGATATTGCGCATTTCCTGCTGACTTAACTCGTCAAATCTTCGACTCAATATAGGTCACACCCTTCCGTTGATTTATCTCTGACCAACGGTCAGATGTAAAAGAAAACACTCCGGGACTTACGTCAAAGACTGCCCGGAGTTCTATCAGATAGAGCGCGTTGTAACACGCAAATTAAAAATAGGTGGTCGTTTACAAGAGGCGCTGATAGACGTTACATAGATCCTTCGGGATTACTCGGTTTAGGTTGCTTACCCCTTAAAGCACTTTCAGGATCTGAGTTTCTTTCTGTAGTGTCCATTTCTGGACGCCCAACACTATTATTCTCTGGAGTATTATTCTCTGGAGCATAAGAAGAATCTGTTATTTCACGAGGAAGCATAATCTCATCTGTCTTATCCTTCTTTTCTTTCTCTCGATTCTCTCTTTCAACTTCAAGAGAATAACCATGTGTCTGAAGCATATGATCTGTAGAGATAACACCCTTTTCCCAAAGAGCAAGAGCATTTTCGCGTAAAGCCTTCTTGCCTTCGATTGAGAGCGGCTGAAAATGAAACTTAGGAGGCTCTTTTAAGTTATAAGTTCCTGGTATAAATTCTGTTAACCGTTTGTTGATCTTGTTCATCATTTCACAGAACTCATCCCTCATTGAATTGATTCGGGCTTCTGCTGTTTGAGTAGAAACCTGCGCTGTTGAGAATGTAGAACCATCTTCAGAAACACCAGTAACCATAACCTCGCTGATACCTCCGGCAGACAGGATATCCCTGTTTACTCCACGATACTTATCCCATTGGAATAAATCGTCCATGTCAAACTGAACTGTATCAGCTTTAGCCAAATGATTCGTAACAGCCAGGGGAGTACCGCTCATAGCCGCAAGGAATATCTTCCGCACTGCAGAGAGCTGCCCCTGATCTGGAAGAACGTCAGTAATTTTAGAACTTTCACCATACTGAACATGTACAAAACTACGCTTACCAATATTCAGCATAGCATCTTCATAACTGGAGATAAGTTCTTTCTTGGCTAAAGCACGCAGAGCAGGAGCAATAAATGGAATAGCATAGCGTTGCCATGTCGCTTTTGTTCCCTGTAACACAAACGTATTATCGGGATTCAGCTGTGCATATTGCTGTCCTTCTTTAACTGCTTTCTGAATTTCTTCAGGATAACCTTTTAAAATATGTTCCTGTTCACTATCTTTAACATAGGTTTCTTTAATTGAATATGTCTTGTTCCTGATTTCGTTTATAATACTTTGACAATCATAATCGACAATAGGAGTACCGTTGAAAGTAGTATTACCGATTTTCCATTTGTTCGGAGGAAGAGTAATAAGGTCGCCTTTGTAAAGATAGCAACATACGTTGTAGTACTTCCAAGCCTCGGCAAAAATTGCATCAATCTTTTCACGAAGCCTCATACGCTCATACTGCTCTTCATAAAGAGCATAGGTTTTCTGTTTTGCACCAGTCAGATACCATTCTGAACATGTAGAAAATGGAACGAGTACATGGTAGATAATGCCATGTATAATAGGATCAGCGTCAGCATAATAGTCTGCAAGCTGATAAAAACTTTGAATATTTTCCTGCTTGTTACGAAGAATGCTTACGTAATCAAAGCCGGACAAGTCGCCGCTGAAAGTAAAGTTGGAGTTGTCAAAACTTTGAATGGCTATTACATCATTCTTATTGTCTGCGCCAACAACTACGTTCATAGTCTGGGGCTGTTCAGCCACAGTAGTTTTATTCCGATTTGCGAATCGGTCAAATAAGCCCATTGGGACTCAGCCCCTTTCTTAAAATTGTCCAAAGGTTTTTGCTATACGTTTGGATTCTGCGTCTTCGAATCCACCAACGATGCCAACACAAACAGGTCCGTGCTTATGCAGGCGAACGCTTTCCTTTTCAAGTTCAGATATGTAGTCATTGCCCATAGCCAACGACGAATATCTATCCTTGTGCATAGTAGATTTTGGAACATCGTATAATACATTCCCGCTTGCTCCTGTTTTAGCTACAACGTTACCCATCTCTATTTGTAAAGCGTCAGCCTCAATAAAGTTAGCGAACTCTTCTTTTGACATCTGCTTTCCATCTGTTGAATTCATCAGTTTATCTTTAATGATTCGTGATGAGTTCGGAAGTTCGATGGTTTGTTTTTCCAGAGCAACTCTTAAATTAGTATAGATACGTTGGTTAAGAGTATTCACAGCTCTGAAAGGATGCAACGCCTGCACCGCATCTGGATTTGTCAACGGTTCATCGTCAACAACCAGCGGCGGGAATTCTTTCCCAGAGCTCATGTCTATCCACGCCTTATCGAAGAACCTGTCAAAACTATCGCCAAGTCCACGGGCGTCGTACACAATCTTCTCTGAGTTTGGGAATCTAATATGGAAATATTCACGAACCTGTTCTGCTAAATAATCTAACGGTTGACCGTTATAAGAACGAATATGTACAATCTGTCGGTTGAACGATCCGTCCTTTTTCTCGGTAAACTTATGAACCATTAAGATACTGTTGTCAGAACCTTTAGCTTTGGACGTAGCTATGTCCAAAGAAAGAATATATCTTGACTTTGAACCTTTAGGCTGTTCCATCTCGATATTGTTTAAAGTTCTGCAGCTCTGAACAAGTTCGTATGGGAAGGCAGAGTTTTCAGAAGCTCCGATGAATTTACTTTCATATTCCATTCTGAAAGTAATTTCCGGTAAGCTTGCTCTTTCTTCCTCGTAATATTCTTCGCTTGTTAACCCCTCCCGTAACGGAGTTTTATAGTGTAAAGCACAAGCAAAGTATTTTTTATCTCCTCTTGCCCGACGCTGAAGTATTCTCTGAAATTCCTTGTAAAACTCAAAGCTCTTCGGGCAGGCAGAAGTGATATACACTAATTTGGAAGGATAATCCTCAAAACCATACGCCCTGCAATTGTAACGGGTCTCGTTACGGGTAGGGGAAACAACAGCCTTAAGAACCTCCATGTCCACATCCCGTGCCTCGTCAACAATGACTAATTTCGCACGGCGTGAACGAGCACTGCCAATTGCAACCGACTCGATAATACTTCCGTTTTTCAAAGTACATGTTGAGCTGTCCTTTGAAATAGAAACATACGTTCTTGCATTGGTAGGTTTAATTTCATTCGCAATGTTCGCATTCTCGTTCGCTAAGTCCCTGATCTTTTCGGCTATACGCGTAGCTTGGTCAGCAGTCGGCGCAACGACCAAAACTTTTGTACCAGGGTATAGTGAACCCAGCGACAAGGCTAAGTCTGCTATCAACCATGTTTTACCATAGCCACGAGGTGCAACCACGGCAGAAACCATAGCATTGCCTACTTCACGAGCTATGACATGTTGGACAGGGGTTAATTTGATTGGAGCAAACGCATCCTCGATAAACATATCCATATGCGTTCGATAATAAATAACCTGTTTTTCTATTGTGCTCCAATCGGTTATTACACCGGGACGATACGGTTTACGAGTATCTATCATGTGATATCACCCGAATCATCATCCCGTATCGACTCGACAATATAATTTAAACTATCTATAGCCATATCAACCACATCCTTCTCCCAGTCTAATTTCTTAACACAGGGATAACCGTGTGTCTCACAGTACATCGTGGTTTCAGCCCAGTTGTTTAAAGTATTCTTGTCGCCGGGTTTGCGCTTACACGCGGCAAAGTTACCAGTCTTCATTAACAAGTCGTATTGCGCTACAGCATCCTTGACGTCCTGCAAGGAACATCTTCCAGCCATATAGTCGTTTTGAACTTTGTCAGCCAACAAAGAAGCCTTAGCTAATTTCTTAGCGTTGTCCATTAACGATACATCCGACAAGTCAAAGTCTTGTTGAAGTCCCTTGTAATATCTTTCAAGATATTCTATTTCAGACTGCTTAAATTCGCCGTTGAAAAATTCGTTGTAAACTTTTAAATTCTTGTCTTTGGGTTTAGTCGAACCCTCAACGATCATCCCAGCTTCTTTTGCTTCGTCATAGTCGTTGGCGTTCGAATCTTTTTTGTGTTCTTCGTATTTGTAGTTCTGCGCCTGCTTCATAATATTCGGAACATACTGACAGGCGATATGCTCTAACAATACCAGCCTGCGATCCTCATTCGACTTTTGATAAACAGTAGACTTCGCAGCTTCCAACTCTGCCTGAACTAAAGCGTTCTCCCAGATGTTTTCTTTCCACGCTCTGTTGTTTTCCCAAAAGTATCGGCGCATCTCATCCTTGGTTTGGATTTTAGCTATGCATTGCTTGCACCACGCATCCTTATTTCCGTTTTCATGCCAGTCTCTATTTGAATAGAAATTGGATAACGGTTTGGTTTGACCGCAGTGTATGCACATACGAGTTTGAGCAGGTGGTTTGCCTTTCTTCGGTTTAGAAAGCACATAAGCCACTTTGATCACTCCGTATCATCTTGAATAACATTTAATACTTCGGCTTCGTTAATTTGAAAATCAACTGTATTTTTCTCAGCTGCAGTCAGATCGTTATAGTTGACTTCTATATAACCTTTATCCAGCGGCATCGTCGAGTAACATACAGACGTATCCTTTGAAACAGCTTCAATTTCCTTGAAGACTTTTTCATTGCGGACCTGGTTATAAAACTCAGCCAGAGCTAAAAACAGTTCAGGAGTTTTCGTGTACTTATACCTGATAATTGGGTACTTGTAATGTTTCTTGGCATAAGTGTAGTTAATCCCTTTATCTTCAAGAAATTTAACCTCACGCCTCCATTGAGTAGAGTATTCCTTATCGAATACAGTCTTCGGAATAGCAACCTTGTTTTCTTGATTATCCATAATCTCAATCTCCTTTTGAATCGGTTTGGGGTCATAGTTCTCCCCTTATAGTTATTTTCGAAACACACGGTACTAAAAGTTCAAAAAGGGTAAAGTTTTATTATGAATCTTTTGTCAAATGATTATGAATGATTGTGTGCTGTGGGAAAAGTTTTTAATTTGAGGAGAGAGAGGGGAGGGAATATATCTTAGTGAAGTTTATGCTTCGAAAGTTTTCGAGCGTAAATTGCAGAAAATAAACATGGAGGGTTTGATTATGGAAAAGTTCTATGCTGTAATTGAAAACGGCAAGACAATGAAGGACAACAAAGGGAACATCATCGTTGTCGACTCCAAACTGGCGGACAAGATCCGTCTTTATCGTCCTGACCTGAAGATTAAATTCTTTTGCATGGGCGAAAAGAGAAAGGGCTAATGCCCTTTCTTTTTTTTATGGACGCAAAGCAGATGCGGTTAGTCCAGCCGCAAATAAAAACAGGGGCTTAGCCCCGGAAAGAGGTACATTATGTTTATCATCCTTCTCGTCATCGTCATCGCCATCGCCCTGCTCCTCAACGAAATCGAAGACGTACAGGAGGACATCACCCACGCCAAATACCTCGGACAGAAGCACTGTTTGAGGTACACCGCGAGCATAAAAGTTCGCGGCGGTTGGAAAACAATCCAGCACGGCAGATGGTCAAAATGCTGGAAAGAGGCACGAAAAGCCGCCGAAGCAGCAGGAGGAGCACCCATTTGGGTGTTTCCGTCCCGCCAGTAAAACAAAAACTGAATAAAAAAAGAGAAGGGAAGAAAGAGCTAGTTAATTCTAGCTCTCCCTTTTTTATTTTTATGCGCGTTAAGCGTAGCAACGGCAACAGCCGCCAAATATATTGCCGATAAGGCAGGAGGAAGCAAAAATGACAATTGCTCAGCTCTTTTCAAGTTCCATCGGTCTCAAGCACCTCGATTACTCTGGCTGTGTCGAGCTATTCAACTTCCTTAATCAGGAAGCTGAAGCAGCAATCGAACTTGTGCCTGACGTCGTAATCGATTGGGATGCATATCCCATCGAAGACGAAGAGCAGGAGCTCCGCTGGTATGCGGAGCGCTGCCGGTGGGATGCCGAGACAGTTAAAGATTATGCCGAGGCAAACCTGTGGGAATTCGAGTATAAAGATTTCCTGTTCACGGTAGATTATGTTGGCAACCCGCTGAACGAGTATCAAATGGAAAAACAGCTGGCAGACGCCGAAGCAAAAGACATCATCCGCAAAAAACCAGTTTTAAGCTGGGAGGATTTCTGCATATTAGCATAATCGATGAAAAAAAAGAAGCTGTCGTAAGACAGTCTCTTTTTTTATTTTAATGCGGACTACTAGCCACAGTCCGTAATATAGCACGGAGGAGGTGCTGAATAATGGCTAAAAAGACTTATAGCGTCTTCATGGTGTTCAACCCGGGACGCGCTGAAACAAGAACTGCTCAGACCAAGGGTCAAGTCCGCAAACTACTTAATTGGCGCTCTGGCTGCGGACTCGGGATCGATGATATCGTCGTAACCGAGGAGCAGCACGGGCGTCGGCTCTCGCAGAAAGAGCTCGACTCTATGAAGGAGGTGATCTAATGCACCTTCTAGCTGGAGCGATGCTGATCGCCGGATTAATCTGGCTGATCTGCAAAGTCAGCGATTAAGTCATAACCTGCCTCTACCGAGTTCCTTGTATACTCGCTGAGGCGGAAGAAGGACGTGTCGAAAGATACGTCCTTATTTTTTTATTTTTCACGGCAGCAGAAATGGGGCGCTGCTGTGCAATGCATTTGCATTGAATATTCTGCCCTACACTAGAAAGGAGCGTTGAATATGGTTGAACTGGTTATCCTCTATGTCCTCGCGGCTGTCGTAGTAGCATCCGCTCTTGTCGGTATCGGCGCATTAATTTGCCGATATGTTCGCACGCACAGCGAAGCCATCCGCAAAGCAGCTGTTATTGCAATTGCTGCACTCATTCTCGTTGCGATGCTCCTGATTCCCGGACTCGTTCGTGGAGAAGGAACAACTGTAACATTGAGAATCGACACTGGGAAATACATCACGTCCGCAGACGTCGCGTACGTCGATGAGAACGGCGTCGAGGTCCGCGATATCCGCTTCAAATGGGCGGGTCTCGACTTCGGGTGGTATGACGATGATTACCACCCGGGCGCAACTTACGAAGTTGAAATTGTCGATGGAGAGGTTGTATCGGCAATAGATCTAGCCGAGAAGCCTCACAAACAGTGGGCTATTTGGGAGGACATAGTCTACTGGATCTTTAAGGGAATAATTTACTTGGCTGTTATAGCACTTCTATTGTTCGTGTTTGTCCTACCGTTTGTAATAGCAATCATCGGAGGATAAGGAGGAAAAATATGATCCTAGATATCGTTGCTGCCATCATAGCGATGGCGATCATCGTCGGAGCCCCACTCTGGACAGAGTGGCTTGAAAATCATTACGAAAGGAGGCTCAGAAAATGATTAAAGAGATCTTGGAGTGTGTCGCCATGTTGGGCGGCATCGCTCTGCTGCTCACCGCCACCGCCGCCCTGCTTGTCGTTGCGGTCCTCTGGGCTGGACGGGACGGCTAAGGATAAAGGCACTGTCGTGAGACAGAGCCTTTTTTTATTTTAACGGTACCAAAAAATAAAAAAAGGAGTGAAGACTATGTTACCAAAATTCATTATCCCGTCTTTCGACGACTATGAGGGATGGTACTATGAGAAAAGCTTTTCCTTCTGGGAAGCTTTTACAGCCTGGCAGAAAGGCTACACAGTGTACATGGTGCTGCACAACACCGTATACGAATCCGACTACCTTGGTTATGGATTCGGATGGCACGAAACCAAAGAGTTCATCGACAACATACTGAAAGCAGCAGCACCGCGGTGAAGAATAACCGCAGAAGCCCTGACATTGTTCAGGGCTTTTTTATTTTTTCGAAAGCCTAATGCACATAGGCTAAACAAGAAAGGAGAAAAATAATGGTTGAAAAGATCGCAAAAACCGTAAAGCTTCTGTTGAACTCGCCGTCGTTCCGCCTCGAGAAGGACGCATCGGAAATAATTTTCTACAATCAATTCCAGCTCGAAGTTTGTGTGTGGGTCACACAAACAAATAAGCTAGAAATGAAAATATTCGTTGTAGAAAACAACAGGATAAAATACGTTTTCTATCTACGCGAATTGGGGCGCATTGACGACATCTGGACTATCGACATGGACAAACTGACCGAGTGCGCCCGCAACGTGCTCAACGCCATAACCTGAAAACCATGCTCAGAGATGTGCACTCTGAGCTTTTTTATTTTTTACGGCACCCATGGGACTAGAGCCCTGTGCCACAGGAGGAACCGCAATGAAGTACACTGACTATGGCGTAGAGTGGGACGACGGCATCGAAAGATGCTCTGACTCCGACGATGAAAGAGCAGATGTGGAGGAAACAGAGATGACACAAGATCATATATTCATGGTTACAGATTGCAATCATCCCGGTGTTGTGTTTTGTAGTAAAGATAAAACAAGACTTCAACGTTTCTCACAGCTGCTAAGCGAAGAAGGCTCTTGTATGACTAAAATTGTCAACGCATATTGCACCGCAGAAACCGTATGCGATATTGACACATACTGGAGTGGCAGAACAGACATCAACCCGTTTTATTACTGGTATTTCGAGAATACATAAAGTTTGAACCAGCAAAACCGAAGCCTAACCAGCTTCGGTTTTTTTATTTTTATGGACATATAGTGTCGGTAGTGTAAAAGACTACAATATTTAAGCGGAGTTAACCGCTATAACAAAACAGGAGGAATTATTATGTCCGTTTACAAATTCACATTTCCATGCAAATTGAAAGACGTCAACGGCAACATCGTTGACGCAGAGAAGTTTGTCGTGTTTGACAACAAGGAAGAACTTCTCGAATACATCTCCGGCGACATGGACGGAAATAACTACGGGAGCGGGCTTCTTCGTATCCGCAAGCATGACGAAGACTTTTACACCAAAGTCGGGAAAATGTGCAACCGTATCGCGTATCTGCTCTGGCGCGAAAACGTTAGCAAAGGAATGCACACCATTGCTTCTGTATGCCATCAGATTGAGAACTATATGATGTTCCCGTCTGTTGAAAACGCCAAGAAGCTCTACCCGATATTGCGGAAAACACGTCTCGAGTTTCTTGACTGTTGTTATTTCGCGCTGATGGACATGGACGTGGACGGAGACCGTCCCTGGGAGCAGGAATGGTGTGATAAATTTGTTGGAATGATCCGCTCAAATCTATACATTTATACAAAAGTTTTAGTTGCAGCTGCAAACTACATTGAATAACTGTAACAAAACCAATAAGGAGCAGGCAGAAGTCTGACTCCTTTTTTTATTTTTTACGGACTCCTGGTGGAACCTGACACCACGCAAAGACGTGGCTGCGTCTGTCCACGCAGAAAAATACATTCCTGCTAAATGCAGGAGAAAGGAGCTTCAATATGAAGAAGCTGGTTGCCCTGCTGATCGCGCTCGTCCTGAGCGTTTTCAGCGCCGTCGGCATCGCCGACGTTACCCCTGTCGACCGCCCCTCTGATGTGAAGATCGTTGAGTGGGCTGTCGGCTACCATAGAAGGTGTCGTGCATATCATGGCAAACTTCAGCCACGTTATGGCAAGTTTGTCAGAAAAGTTGCATTAGCACCAATGCATCTGCTGATTGGCAGCGCCATAGCCGAAACGAGCCCTGATGAACGCTATTGGGGCTGCGCAGCCAAAGGCGGCACACCGGAAGAAGCATTAACTGCTTACAACGCAGCTGACGAATCTGAAGTGCCAAAACCAAAAGCGTCAAGGATCACACATCCTCGCTGGGCAAAAGTTGACCCAGAACGGGTTGGGTTCTTATCTGCTGAAAGCCTCACAGACGTAACTTCTGCTAAACGAGGATGGTTTTCAGCAGCTGCTCTTAACGGATTTGACGCTACAACTGTGTTGCAGTATCAGTGGTTTCAGCCAGATGCGCCAGAACCAATAACCGAGCCGCCGGAAAGCATTGTCTTCAAGGGCACAAAATACATGCTCCATTGCGCATCACAGGGCGGCGTCAAGAAGGGTGCCGCAATCTATCTGACTAGAAAGTTTCTGTACACAGAAACTAACAGTCAGAAAAACCACATCTTGTTGAGCCCGCCAGATGGTTTGCCCATAAACAAGGAAAACCAGATCAAGGCATTAAGGTTTACAGGATGCGAACAGACAGAAGCAACTATGAAAAATGTGGTTGTTTTCGCAGTAAAACGTAGAACAGATGACGCGTCTACTATTGTAGACAAACGTCCCGTTGTACACGTTGATGTACCAAACGGGTACAAACGAACTGTTGCCGATAAAGTCGCCCAAGCCTTGGACGATGGAGGAGGCATCGCCGGTCCGAAGTCTGGCATCAAGGGACCGGTCGCGCAGCTCAGAAACAACGGTGGTATCAAATGTGCTGTTATAAAGTATCTGAGCAAATTCATTGGGAAAATCGTTCTGGATGTGTTTGGCTGCGAAGTAGAGATTACCGAAGAGTCAATTCTGTTGACAACAGACAATACTAAAGATATCAAACCATTTCTCGATAAAATGAAAAGTGGTGAGATGACGGGAGAGCAAGCCAAAGCAGCATGGCTTGCAGCTAACGGCGGACCGGATGGTCCAATCTATGAATGTCCGATTCATCCTCAGAATAACCGGGTGAAACTCGGTAGACAGATCTTTGGCAAACTCAGTCAGCTGAGCGACGACTCACTGTTCAGAGTCATGTTCAAAGATCTGGGCAAGCTTGCCAACCTTGGCTTCGAAAGCGGGTATAAGCGCAATTTACAGCGCAAATACGCTGCATTGAAACTTCCGGCGTTAGCAAGCATCTTGGACCATCCGCTCTTGTACAAAGATACAGTGCGTGAATACCTGAGCCGTTGGCACGACATTGCTAGTGGTGGCATAGAAGTCGATGGAGCACTGGCGTTGGCGGTTATAGATCCCGCCTGGTTTGACGACGTGTATGTCGGAGGAATGTCTGTAGATGATCCGACAGCTGGCGTAGTCAAGGCAGGAACGGTATTCTTCGGTGTGTCTAGTCAGGATAAAGAGAATCCATATCTTGGCAAGAAACTGGTCCTTGGAAGATTTCCACAGGTAAAATCTGGCTTACCTGTTGTAAAAGTTTCAGGTAGCACGCACTCGGGCGTGATCGTGGTATCTGGACGTCCTGGAGACATGGTTCTCCAGGATTTGGACGCTGATCTCGACGGCGACAAACTGTACGTTATCTTCGATGAGCGTGTGGTTACAGCGGTAGAGTTGGCGAATAAAATCTTCAACTTCCCTCATATCATCTTTAGCAAATGGGAAACGTCATCGAAGAAAGAAACACTGGTTGAATATCTGAGCAGAAATGCTCAGTGGCAGAGTGAGGAAAGCGTAGGAAATTTCGCTACGCACCAATTCGTCATTGACGAGATGGTACCGCTACTTGAAGAAGGGCAGGAATGGAGAACGCTTCTTCGCCCAACTCTGGATGAAAACGGAGACTATTCCGACTTCGTCACGCTCGAACAGGTATTCGAATACAACGACTTGCTCGGCGTGGGTGGAAATATGGCGACTGATTCGGGCAAACTGAATCACAAGCCTGACGCACCGGAAGAAATAACCAAACGGTTCGCGTTCCGCCCGATGAGTCAGAGGGACGCGCACCCGAACGCGCCTGATTCGGGATTCAAGAAACGTCACGAAGCATTCATGCCAGACAAGTATCCAGGTGTTGGAACTAATGTACTGGCGCGTGTTAAGAAGCTGCTGATGAAGTTTGTCCCAATTGAAGAAACGGGCAAAACTGAAACCAACGATTTCTCATACACAGAGGACGGCAGGATTGAACCCGACGTCCCGAAAATGCTTTGGTGTCCCAGCGGATTCGAACCAGCAGATGAGTCTACGTGGAAGCATCGGTTTGGAAACGAACTGGACGAAATAAAGACAAGCTTGGTCTGCTTCCCCGACGAAGCGCAGACGTTGGAGTTAAACTCAGACCTGCAAGTCTTCGCTGACAGCGAGAATGGGATTAGCATGGTAACATACTTCTCTAAGTACGCGGCGAAGATCGTTGACCTTGAGTGCAACTTGAACGACGACAAGAAAGGTTGGTCCGTGTCGGCACGCGACACATTTGGCGACAACCTTATTGCGTTCGTCAGGACAGCAACAAAACGACAGGATATCTCAGCAGATGACTGTTTGTGGCTGGCGTACAATGCGCTATGTCAGAGCTTCATCGGCACAGAGTCCCAGAGTCGAGGGACGTCCTTTGCCATCAGCCAGTTCCTCAAACTGTTTGAAGGAATGTTGATTGAGGAAGTGTGTCGCAATACTGGCGAGAAAGCACCGAAGACATTTGGCGATAGCGTTTCCATCAAGGACTCTGTGACAAAACCTATCAAAGAAGAGCCAGAGGAAATAGCTGAAACCACGACGGAAGAGCTGGAACCACCGTTTGACACAAACATCGACAGCGCGGCACTTCAGGCACAACTGCTCACAGAAATCAACATACCGGTACAAACAACCGATGAGGTAGAGCCAAACGACAACGTCGACACAGCCGCTCTCTTAGCTTCGTTAAGAACAATAACAGGCACAGAGGACGACGAAGTAGAAGACGAAGAAGAATAATCCAATCGGAGCTGAGGAAACTCAGCTCCTTTTTTTTATTTTCGCGACAAAGTCGACCTGATACAGGCGGGCAGAGGGGAACTGCCAGCGATCAAAGAGCCCATGCATGTCATTCTTAGAGAGGAAGGACTCTTAAATGGAATGACCCGTCCCAGAAACTGGGCAACGGAGCAACAAAACGCCGTACAACGGCAAGAGGAGGAACTACCATGAATAAGGACACTTGGAATGACACCATGATCGAAGCTATTGGAACCCTGAAAGTTGACAAGAACGGTGAAATCGACCTGACCGCCAAGAAGTTCAAGGACACCGTGAAGTACACCGCAACACTGATTGTTGCGGACGACTCTCCGCTCAACGTTCTGCGCCGCAAGAATCACTGGATTTATATCGACGGTCTGCGCGAAGACGACAAGAAGGCGCTCGAAGCGCTCAAGAAGTCTGGCGTGATCGGTGCCAAGACCTTTTGGAAAGTGTTTGGGCACCTCGTTCGTACACCTGGAAAGCCCGGGATGAACGATCTGTACAACATCAAAACAACCGGGCTCGACCTGGCAAAAGAGGGAGAAGTTCCGAAGATCGACCTTGAAGCGGCTCTGACCAAAGAAGAGTGGCACGTTGTGCTGAATGAAAAACTCGGCAAGTCAGCCAAGCCCGCTGAAGCCCCGTCTGCTCCCATCGCGCCTACCGCTCCCGTCGTCTGACAACAGCAAGCCCGTCTGGAAGAAATTCCAGATGGGCTTTTTTATTTTTACGAACGGTTATAACCAAAAACTGAAAGGAGAAGGTAAAATGAGACTCTTGCTCTTCAACAACCCAAGCGTAGTATGTATTAATCCCGGAATCAACGACAACCCAGTAATCAACGTTTTTGGCTGCGAAGAGGACGTCAACACGTTTTTGAAAGCCGACGATGAAGTAAATTGCTATGGACCAGATGATGGATACCGCAATGTATGCATGGACGGAATAATCAACATTGAAAGCTTGGAACGTGAAAACATCTGCGTGCATTACTGGACACATGAAGAACTACAAAAATATTTGAAAAATCTTCACACATATACAATCTGTGCTGTAATGGGAGACAAAGAAGATTGGGATTGGAGGATAGTAAACGCAAAACCAACGCTTCAACATGCTATATTATGGACACATAACAACTATGGAATAGGTTCCGGTTACGCAATATTCAAAGACAACATCCGTATTCTGCCAAACGAATAAAGAATTACCAACAGAGTCAGTTTAACAGCTGACTCTTTTTTTATTTTTTATGGCATAGAGTACTCCAGCACTCTTTTGCCAATTGGGGCACCCCCAATTTTCCAGCGGAGGTGTTTTTTCGAGGGGGGGGATTTTTTTATCTCTATATCTCTTTTTCTCTTTGTCTCTTTGATCTCGACCGAGGGATCTACCATGGGATTCTCCTTTGGTATCCCCGTTTAAATCTCCTTTTTATCGCGTTTATCGCGACCGGGGGATCTACTATGGGGACTCCCGGTTATATCGCGCTCCCATCGCGACCGGAGGATCCACTATGGAAGACCCATAAAAACAAAAAATAAAATCTTAGGAGGAAACTAAAATGCAGAAATTCACAGGAAAGATTCTCGGAACCCCCGTCCAGCTCGAGACGAAGGAAAAGAAACGCAAGGTGGTCCATGTGACCGTGGGCTTTATGCCCGAAGTGAAGATCACCGGGAAGCTGCCCGAGTTCGATGAAAACTCCATGAGTTCCATCCAGCTCAGCTTTTGGGATGAAAACTTCATGGCAGCGATCATGGCTGAGAAGGACAGTCTGTCTGGGAAGCAGATCACGGGGTACTGCGATCACGTTGTGAAGAAGGATCAGTACTACAATGCTACGGGGTACGTGTTCGTCTTGGACCCCAAAGGCAAGGTGTCTGCTCCGCTGGTACAGGTGATCACGAAGACCACTGCACCCTCGGCTCCCGTTGCTCCCGTCGCGTAAAGGACGTATCGCCCGGTCTGAGTCTAATCTCGGACCGGGTGCTCTCTTTTTTTTCTATTCAATAAAAAGTAAAAAGGAGAAATCAAAAAATGGCACGTACAAGAAAACCCACAGAATATGAGATGAAATGCACAGCGAAAGCTCTGCTTCAAAATGAGATCAAAAATCAGGAGCTGTTTCTCGACGCAGCTGAAAAGAAAGTCGAAAGCCTCCGTGCTGAACTGGTTGCCCTCACTTCCGCAAACGTAAAGAAGAAATCTGTGCGTCGTATCAACAAAGAACTTGAGGAACAGAGAGAAGCAATTACCAGCATCAAAAACTGGCTTATTAAACACAAGGCAGGGAAAGCAGTATGACGAAGAAACAAGCTCCTTGCCCTTGTGTAAAATGTATATTCAAGAAAGACTGTCCTCACGCTGGAACGGTCATAGGCTGTTCCAAGCGTCGTAGGTGCTGATTCCTGTATACTGACTGCAGACGGTGGCTGATGGTCAACATGGTCTGCAGAATTGTACACAGGGACTGCTACGGTAAGTTATTGGCATTTACTGACTTACTGCAGACTAGTCCTACAGCCAGGGCACGATTCGAGGAGATGCCAGCTCCGACTGTCGTGCTTGTGATTGGGTCCGGGGGGATGAAGGGTCCCCTCGGATTTGTTAATTAGACATTCAGTTTCTTCATATTCCTCCTCCTTTTCTGGGCTGGTGGACAGATCAGCCCAGTTTCTTTGCGCAGACCTCGTAAGAGTTTGAATAAATAAAAAATGAAAGGAGAAACAGATGCACAACTATCAGTACTGCACTGTCGCAGAACTCGTTGCGCAGTACCGTCAGTGTATCAAGGACTGGTTACGTCAATGGGAATATGAAAGAACCATTGCACGTTCAGTACCTCCGAAACACATAGCGATCTGTTCGTGCGAACCTACGACAAGTGAATTGGAGGACCTTGGTTAGCCTTCGGGCTATGCGATGGAACTCCAGTTGAAAATGGGGAGAACTGGATGATCAAAATTACTCCCCGACCATACTCTCTCCGGTTGAGAATTAACTTCCGTGTACCACGGGAGAAGGGCGGGGCTTCGATGCTCCGCCCAATTTTATAAAAAGAAAGGAATAAAAGTATGGAAAAGATTGTTAAGTGCTACACCGACGGGTCCTGCTTGGGTAACCCCGGAGTCGGTGGATTCGCCGCCATTATCAAGGCAGACGGAATCAGCAGGATTGTAAAGGGATATAGCAAATCACCGCGTGAAACCAACAATAGCATGGAACTGAAGGCAGTTCTGCATGCAGTTGAATTTTGCGCAAACAGTATTAAAAAGCCTGCCAAGATCCAGATCCTCACTGACAGTCAGTATGTGTGTTCCTGCTGGAACCACGATGAACACTGGCTCAGCACAAGTGATCGTCCGAATCATGGACTCTGGATTCAGATTATCCAAAGCTTGAAGAGGTCTGGACATAAGATCGAAATGATCAAGATCCCTGGACATTCAGGTCTCGAACAGAATGAGCGTGCCGATAAGTTTGCCAGAGAACAGGCGATTAAAGCTCGGCATGTGATCTTCGGAGGTTTGCATGGATGACTATGACGAGTATGTAGATCGGCTTGCAGAAGAATCATACTACAACGAGATTCTGGAATATCCAGAGGATTGGAGATTAACATGATTTATTTTCTGATTGTGCTGGTTTTGATTGTCGGAGCGTTCGCCGGAGGACTTGCGCTTGCCGGAATGTACTGGCGCAGGCTAATCGAAGAATGGAGATACAGCTGCAAGATTCTGGCAGCAGATAAGGGGTTGGGTTATATTGCTCCACCGGAAAATAAGCCTCTTCCTCTTGGACAGGATTTTATGAACAGATTAAAGACTACAGGACGTGCCACACAGGCAATAAAGTGATGTACTTGGGCTCACCAGAATCTGACTGGGCTCATTTGCATATAGCGAAAGGGTTTCCATCAAACTCTTTCATACAGAGCGCACCAGAAGTGCAAAAAAGTAAAAAATAAAAAAGAAAGGGGCGCGTTGCAGAAAGGACGCGCCAAAGGTAAAAAGCAATGACATTTTTCCTGGCTAATATTAGCATCCCCGCTACTTCCAAGTACGTTGAGAAGATCAACGATTGGGTGACCAACTTCTCCGTGGCTGAAAACCGCCGGAACCGCAACGGCGACACAAAGACTGTGTATCATCGGATTGCCATCTTCGGCAAGAGGGGTAAGACCCTGGAGAAGTGGCTGGCGAAGGGACGCCCGCTGATGATTATCGGGTACGAAGATGCCGGTGCCTACATCAACAAACAGGGGCAGGCTGTGCCGTATCTGCAGCTGAACAATGCCAGCATCCAGTTTGCGACTGGTATGCCTGACACTGCGGACCCGACTGAAGAGTTGCCCGTTGGTGAGATCGCGGTGGACGAAGTGGTCGAGCTGGAAGACGGCGACGGACCCTTCTAATTGACTGAAATATATGGAGCCTGACTGGATGGGGTCAGGCTCCTTTTTTTTGATTCTCTTTTTTATAATAGTGCTCGAAATTACTTCGGTACCGAACGAATGAAGCATTTCGAGAATTACTATAAGGGAGAGAGATAGCGATCCCTGGCTTGGAGACAGTGAAAGTAAAGAGCACGCAGGCTATCTACTGGACGAGTGCTGCCAAGTAAATAAAAACCGAGTGTCTGGGGGAGATCTGCTCAAGCCCCGTCGAAAAACACTGAAGCTTGTGCCGAGAGCAGCGGTAGGCGACTGATGCCGGGAAGCTACGTCGCAAAGAAGCAAGTGACTGGGTTTACATTCCTGCGGTTCCCAGTATTTTTTTTTTTTTAAACCGACCATACTCTCCGGTGGCACACACCTGTGAGTGGAAACCTCACGATGACCTGATGGGTTAAGGTTGATAGCTGTGTACGAGTAATGGTTTAAGTGACTGACGCGCCGGGTTTACACTCATGCGGTTTACCGGCATTTTCTTAGAGGGGTTGTGCTCGTGACTGGGAGTACGTAATACTGTGTCTAGCGGATAACATTCCTCTCTTTTATTTTTTTTAGAGGTGACTGATTTTGAGAAAAGGATTTGTGGCGGGCTCCTCCCGGATATCGGTTTTGCCCGTCGCGCTTTTTTTATTTGGAGGTGACTGAAATGGATAACGATCCGTTTACCGAAGACCCCGGTGAAGCAATAGGACTGTACGGATGTATTGCCTGTACTTTCGTAGACGAGAACATGAAGACAGCCTGCGAGACTGGTGAGTGTCCGATCTATGACACGTCGAACATAAAGAAGATGGGTGACTGATATGGCACAAAAAGATATTGAGACTTGCTTCAACTACTGTGCCCGCGAAGCGGGCTACTTCTCATCGAATGAACCTAAATGGATTAACAAAGTACGGAAATTGCACAACACGCATCCTGACGATGTCGTGATTCTTCGGGAACCAGAAGACAATGACGGGACCATCTACGCTCGGATGCCGATCTCCTACTTCAAACTGCAGGCTCCGCAGAAGCAGAACCTGACTGACGAACAGAAAGAAACTCTCACAGCACGCTTACGTGACTGGAAGAAAAAACGCGCCGAAGGCGCAGAATGACTATTTATTCATTTGAATCTCTGGAAACGAAATTTGACTCGATAACGTACAACCCGTAGGGAGTGACTGACATGATTCAATTGAACATTTATCCGAGAACGAACAAGATTATCGTGAACGCTGATCCTAATGATATGTTGGACAATGTATTTGCAAATATGCTGGATTATAAAACTTTATGCTGGAGAGAGATGGAGCAGTGCGTGCATATGCCTCTGGATGAATTTATGGACAGACTGAAGGAAACTGTTGCTGAAATGCTGTATGAAGGTATGACTAAGACGGAGTTAACGCCTGTAGAGGATGTCCCTGACTGGGATGACAGGTAAACGAGTTTCTTCTATAAGAATATATTATATATATAAAAGAAACTTATCATTTAGTTAAGTCTTTCAAAAAACTTTTTCAATTATGAGAAAATATTCTGTTCTAATGATGAGTACTTAATGAGTGGTATTAGGACTTTATAGAAGAGACTCAACTATGGAATAGAATTATTCTTTCAGAATCTCCTATACCGAATTCTTTTATCAAAGACTGACATATAAGAATAATCTCTACAGTAACTGCATTATCTTTTATCAGATAAGTCTAATGCATTTTCTTTAACAGAGAATAAACACTTATCTTATCTTAAGAAAGGGGCGACTGAAATGTTTATACCGTATGAAAAGATGTCAAAGAAAGATAAAGCCGCCCTGAATAAGAAGCGGCGGGTTAAATGGGGTTTCAGCCCCGTGACAAGAAAGAAACCATCTGGAAAAATCTACGACAGAAAGAAGGCGAAACGGGATGACTGTGAATCTTAAAGTACCTGAATATGAAATGGAAGTTGTAATCGAAGCTTTGAAAATGGCTGCTATACACTACGGCGCAGCCCGCGTAGCAGCTTTTACTGTCGGTGACAGTGACGGGTATCTTAACTATCAGGAAAAGAAGAATCTGACGTGGGAAACGTATAGTCACTTTAAGCAGGCTCTGGAAAGAGAAAAGGAGCGTGCGACTGGTGAAAAGTAAAGTCTGCCCTGTTATGGAACGCTATCCTAAAGTTGACGCTGTGGCTTTGAAGAATGTCTCGCTTAGCGTTGTTGATATGGATACGATTCTGGCAGTTCTTAAAGAGATGAAAGCTATCAAAGATGAAGCAATAAAGACTGCTGATGAGGATACTCGCTGGCACCTTGAACTTCAGTCTATGACAGTGAACGATCTGTACAATAAAATATACAAACAAAAAGAAGAAATATTTAAAGGTGAATACTGATGAAAGATATTGATCAGGTCTTCATAGGCGTTCTTGCTCGCACTATATGCGGCGGAACTGACTGTGAACAGTGTCATGAGATATTTGATACTGATGAATGTCCGTGTGATCTTACTAATCATGATGATCAGAAAGAACTGGCAGAAACTTTGCTTCGGCAAATGAAAAACGCAAAGTATTATGACCTTGGTCCTTGTGCGTTTGACAAACCTTGGGATGTTGATGACATCCTTCAGCTGCTTGAAGACTGCAAAGAAAAATGACCGCTGTATGGTTTCAGCGGTCGTATAAGCAGGAGAGATGCGGTGATTGATTCACCGTGAATAGTATACAACAAAATGAATAAAAAGTAAAGAGGTGTCACGAATGAGTGTTTGGACCCATGTGCACATTATCATGAAGTTCCCCGAACCTGTGACGACTGAAGAACTGGAAAAAGCTTTTGGTAAACAGCTAGATCTGCAGTTTGTAAATTCCAACGAATATTACAAGCGTGTCGAAGGTGACTGGGAGTTCGACGATGAGGCTTATCATGACGCCTGCGACAAAGCAGATGAACATAACGAGCGTGAATGGGAAGCATATAAAGGTCACGAAGATGAATACATGCCGACTGGCAGTGAGGGCTCCTTGAAATATGTCAAGTGTCGCAGGTCTGCACGGAAGACTGAAGACGGAAGATACAAGTATGAAATTACCGGCGCTCTTCGTGACTATGCAGATGACGATCATATCGTTAAGTGGTTCCGTGATAAGTTTCTCGGTTTTACGCTTCAGCATGATGACTGGACTTTCAAGACTTATGCGAAAGTTTCAGCTTCGATGGGCGTTGGAGAATTAATCTGGGAATACGGCAAGTATGACTGAGGTAAAACAAATGGAACATGTAAATATAGAAATTGGTAAAAAATACCGCATTAGACCGAATTTCCGGGATATCGACATTGAGAGAGGTCGGCATCCTGGATTTAGCAGTGATATGGATTTGTACGCCGGACAGGAAGTTACCGTTGAAAGGCGCTGTGACGGAGATCCCAGTTGGTTCAAAGTGACTGGTAATTCCTGGACGTGGCATAGTGACTGGTTGGAACCGCTGGAGCTAGAAGTAGAATATAGTGCAATTGGCGAAAGCGAACTCATAGACATATTTAATCAATGACTGGAAGAAGGTGACTGGCAATGATCGAAGATCTGATCCCGAGAGAACCGCGAAGCCCCGAAGAATTGCTTGCGGATCTTGAACAATGTAGAGGTCCTTGCTGGGACATCTGTATTCAATGCCGAGAGGCATACCATCTTGGTGAAATATATAAAATTCTCAAAGCTTTAGTGACTGAAAATAAAGAGTTAAAAGCGCGACTGAACAAGGAGTAACTGAAATGGAATTTTCTGACAAGTATTCATTTCTTAGCAACACGTACAGTTGCAAAGTTCATTACGATGGTGAAGTATTTCCGTGCGTGGAAACTGCATATCAATATGCAAAGTGTGCGAATGAATGTGATCATGAACTGTTTATAAATAGGCGTGGCTTCTGGGTACAGGGATACACTGCGAAAGATATTGGTCGCAAAGTTCAACTTCGTGAAGACTGGGATCAGTATCGTGTTGATGTTATGTATCAGTTGCTGGAAGACAAGTTCTATCATAACGAAGGACTTCGCCAGGCTCTGTGTGATACCGGAGATGAATATATAGCCGCAGAAGGTGATGAGTTCTGGGGTGTTCATAACGGTAAAGGTTATAACATGTTTGGCAAGATAATTATGGAGATTCGCCAGAACATTCAGAAGATGGATCGCAAGAAGAATGTAATTGTCGCAGGTTCAAGAGGATTCAAAGATTATGACTTGCTGAAGAAAAAGCTTGATTATTTCTTTAGTTCTATGACCCCTACAATTGTTTGTGGTGAAGCAAGAGGAGCAGACGCTCTTGGAAGAAAGTATGCCGAAGAAAATAAGCTTCATATTTTGTCTTATCCTGCTAATTGGGAAAAGGATGGCAGAGCTGCCGGTTATTTGCGCAATGAAAAGATGGCAAAAGTTGCTGACTGTCTGGTTGCTTTCTGGGATGGAAAATCTTCCGGGACGAAACACATGATTGAAACAATGAAAAAACTGGGAAAACCAGTAAGGATTGTGAAGTATGAATAATATTGATCCAACAAAAGCAAAAGAACTTTTGTTTAAAGATAGACGGACTTACTTAGAGCGACTGAAAGATGAACTTTCGTACTGTTTGTCGCAAAACGAAAAAGGAAATTTTACACAGAAAGATTGGGAAGACTTTGCTGTGGAAGCTCTTCAGGCTGGTGTTCAGGAAATCCGTCGTGTAAACGGAGCAATTCAATACCTTGAAGCATGCGAACACAGCAAAGATTATCCCAGATTTAAATCTATTGCAGATTAAGGTGAATAAAATGAAATATGCAGTTGGCGATTTGGTTTATATTAAAGAAAACGCACCAGAGATTAAAGGTTGTGTTAATTTCGCTGGTCCAATGCGAACATATTTAGCAACTACACATAAAATTATCAAGCTGGATGCAAGCGGTAGAAATGCTTATAAGCTTGATGGTGCAACAAGCGGAGACACATTAATCAATTTTGATGGTTATTGGCTTTGGGCAGAAGAGTGGCTGGAACCTGCTGGTAGTGAATTCGAAGATATATCAGAAAAAGAAATGTATGATTTGTTTGTATAAAAAGCATAAAATAAAAATACATGAAAGGAATAAAAAGCAATGAAATGGATGTCTAAAACTTTGTACAATATGATTGTTAAAGCAAGACAGGAAACCTTTGAACTTAACGGATGGATTCTGATTACCGCAGAACTGGCAAAAGAATTTCTTAAATTGAATGTTCGCAATTATCGTCCCGTCATGCGACCAGTTGTCGACAAATATTCGAAAGATATTAAACAGGGACTTTGGCAAAAGAATGGCGAGGCTATTGTAATTAGCAAAGACGGAATTCTCCGCAATGGTCAGCACCGACTGAATGGAATTATTAAGAGCGGAGTGCCTGCTTTGATGTATATGATTTTCGATGCTGATAATTGTGTTATGTATGACATGCAGTCCAAACGTTCTTGTCTGCAGATGCTTAGAGATCTTGGATATAGTGTTAGCAATCTGACTCCGGCTGTCGTGAAGACTATTATTGCTGGTAAAGTGAAAAGCAGATGTGGCGCAGGAGATATGGAGATTTGCGACTATGCTATTAAACATATTGAAACGCTGAAAATGGTTGAAGGTATCGTAAGAACAAGGTTTGGCAACGCTAAGTTTGTTGGTGTCAAGACAAGCTGTGCAACAATGGCTTATTGTATGCTTAGGACTGGAGAAATTTCAGAAAGCGAACTGCGTGACTTCTTTAAAGTTCTCAACTCGAACCGTAAGTGCGGTGTAAAACGCAATGTCAGTCCCGCTCTTGCGCTTCGTAATCAGCTTGAATCTTATGATGGTCACGGCGACAATTTGAGCAACAGGTTTATGGAGTTTACATATCTGGCATTGATGGACTTCCATAATAACGTAGCTGTAAGTCGAAAGTTTGTTTATTCTGACAGCGGAAAGAATGCTGAACGACTGATTCGGGAAGTGCAGTGCATGGACAACATGTGTCCTCTTGCTGCATAATTGGTGGTATTGTATAAGGCGAATCTATAGGTTGAATAATGACTGTAATTTTGCATATTATGCACATAAATGTATAGTCTCTGGCATCAGCCGAAATGCCTTATTTTTCGCCGTTGCTCGCGCAACGGCGACCCCTTCGCCACGGGAATCCTACCATCGGGATTCCGCCCGTGTTCTGATATAGATTATGGAATTTTTCTGTAATAAAATTTGAGGTGTATGAAAAGAAAGATTCTGTAATCAAAAAGAAAATCTCTTGTAACATACAGAAATATGTCCAAGGATTTTCTTGTCGGAATTGACATTTTGACACCCGATTTCACCTCCTCGGGTAATAGCTGATAGAGTAGAGCTGGTTGTGATGGGAGCCAGCTCTACTCCTTTTTGGAGGCAAAAAGAAATGAAATATATTATACAAGACACAGGTGAAGAATTTACCGACATTGAGGCTGTTCTTCGTTATTGCATTGATGACGATTATCATGAAGATGACGATTACTTTGAAGAGTGGCTTAATGACTTGGAAGAAAGTGCTACTATTGGTGGACATACTTTTACTGCTTATGAGATTCTCAATGGTTGTGACGAGGACATGCTGAATGATTTCAGAAACGATTTTTGCGAACGCATGAACGAAGACGACGAAGAAGAAGCTCGTCGCGCATTGAATCGAGCTGATGATGGTGATGTCATTGATATTCAAGCGTGGTCTGTAACTGTGGTTGACGATGAGTATGAAGACGAAGGCTCTGGAGATTATGACGGCGATGATGCTTTGTTTGCTTTGAGAGTTCGTCTCGAACAGGACAAAGAAATCAATGAAGCACAGAAAGCAGAAGAAGAAAAGACTGAAAATGATCTGATGAATATGTTTCAGATAGTTGGAGGATAACATGGGATACTATACAGAGCATACCCTTACAGCACGAAAGGTAAGAGACAAAGAACAATACGAAGCAATTTTACAAGAGTTGAAAGATCGTGATCTGTTGAATTACGCATTATGCAAAGGTAATTACAACAACGAGAATCATGAAGTTTGCTTTCCTTCGTATGACGCTGTGAAATGGTATGATCATCCAGAAGATATGGTTGCCATTGCTGAAAAGTTCCCGAATGTTTACTTCATGTTAGAAGGTTCCGGTGAGGAATTCGGAGATTTCTGGCGCGAATATTATCATGACATGGACGTAGAACACTGCCGTGGAGACATTGTCTTTGAAGAACCGAAGAAAGTTCAGTGGAAAGACTTAATTACATTTTGACTTGGCGCATTGCAGTTCCTGTAATTATCTTTTTCGCATTTCTTCTTTGGTTCTACGGCGATAACGGTGAAGATGACTCGTAAGACAAAACGGTGCTGAAGGGCACCGTTATTTGCCCAAGTGGTGGAATGGCAGACACAGCGGACTTAAAATCCTCCGGTTGCAAAACCATGTCGGTTCGAGTCCGACCTTGGGCACCATCTTCCTGTTAGGAAGACAACATTTTGATGGAAAGACATCTGACTGGCAGGAAAGACTGCCTTTATGCCGATATGGCTCAACGGCAGAGCAGCGCACTTGTAATGCGCAGGTTTCCAGTTCGAATCTGGATATCGGCTCCATAGGAACGTTGCTGACTTAATATCGATTAATGGGTCAGGTTGAAGGGCGCTATCGAGAATAGTCTGGTGAAGCAAAAGAGCCGGATATAGAACTCCCATCGCGCGTAAAACAAAGAATAGATTACATGGGTCTTGAAAAAAGTACCTTCGGCGTTCCTTTTTTTATGGCTGCTTGGCTCAATGGCAGAGCATTCGGCTGTTAACCGAAGGGTTGTAGGTTCGAGCCCTACAGCAGCCGCCAAGAAGGGAAATTCAGTGACGACTGATATTGAAGTCCACCAAATTCACAGATTGGCTCGTTCCTTGATCGGGCGAATAAAAAGGACGTGGGTGCGCACTTGAACCATGGATAAAAACAAGTTCCACGTACATGATAAAAGGACTTCTACCTTCTGTTAGAGACTGACCAAATAATCGGGGCGTCAAAAGCGCTTCTAGCAAGCCCGCCCGGTGGCGCAGTCTCTTTTTGCTTCCGTAACTCAGTGGTGAGAGTGGCATCCTTATAAGTTGCTGGTCGCTGGTTCGAATCCAGCCGGAAGTACGGTGTCGCGACTGATGTGTGTCTATTGGTTTGTTTCGCCACACAAAGAATGAAAAAGCTGAAACGAATGACGGCACGGCAACTGTCGGTTGAAAGAAGGGTTAGCTACCCAGTTGCCTTTACTGCGGGATATATCAGTGGCAGATGGCATGGTTCATACCCATGAGGTCGCAGGTTCGAATCCTGCTCCCGCTACTATTTCCGTTACTGTGGGCAATAAAATGCAGATATCCTTAACAGGACTCTCTTGCAGGACGGATTGGAAGCTATCAAGTCTGTTCCCACAAGGGCGGCTGAAAGAAGAGGGATAGCGAGTCAGTGTTTAAGTGGGGAGGGTTAGGCTGACATTTTATTGAGGTGTAGCCAAGTTGGTTAAGGCACGGGACTTTGACTCCCGGATTCGTAGGTTCGAGTCCTACCACCTCAGCTTATTTTATTGGAGGTGAATAAAATGAATAAAGTGTATCTGGTTAAACTTGATGGCGAAGATTGCAGACTGGAAAATGGATTTTTCGAATGTACAGAAGCGGTATTTAGCAGTAAAGAAAATGCTGATATGGTTTGTGATTTTATGAATGCACGGCTGAAGGAACAGTCTTCAGACATACTTGTTATCGGTGAACAGACATATTATGTTGATAAAGACGGGTTTGTCTATGAAAAATATTCCGTCGAAGAAGAAGATGTTTATGATTCGGCTGGAAATTACATCGAAAAGCTGAAGACTTTTATTGCATAAAGGAGGAATTATATGCCTGCGAGATGTCCAGATCCAGAATGGTATGTATATATTGACGATTTCAATAAGAAAGAAATAGAAAAGTTCAATGTGTTTCATAGTTTAAACTTTCTGGAAGGATGCAAAAGAACATTTAAAAAGTATAAAGATATAGATATTATTGAAAAAGAAATTAAATCTTGGGCTATGTACAGTTTCTGGAGCAAATGTGAATACGAAATAGTATTAACAAGTTTGTTTAATTCAGAACATCATAAGTTTAAAGATGAAAAGATAGATGTTTATGACCAGCTTCTGATGAATTGGGATTCTTTCTTCAGATATGTTGTAGAACATAAAGCTTACTTTCTCCGTCGACAGCAATGACTGTCGGCGTTTTATCGAGGATGTGGTGTAACGGTAACACGGGTCGTTTGGGACGACCAGTAGCAGTTCGACTCTGACATCTTCGACACATGACTGGCTAAGGATTTACAGTAGGCGAAAGCCAAAAGGACATGCTTGGTTGGTCCATGTATTAACTAGGGTGGTTCCTGCTCCGAAGTTACATTACCAGTATCTTCATTAGCGTAGCCGTGTAACCGACCACTACACGTAAGTCTGCGCGATGTTGAACTGTGTCAGAAACATGGTTAGATAGGAGCATTTCGTCCCGCCGCTGCTTGCGCATCGGCGATCCCTACGGGGGTTTCCCCACCATCCTACTCTTCGGTCTTCCGGCTTGTTATGAGTAGGAACAATTTAATATGTGGTGGCACGTTAGACCTTAATGTCATGGCTCGTCTCCATGCGCCGCGCAATTTTATAAGGCATAGACCAGCCGGGATATGCTTGTGTAAAACACCGCAAAAGTTTGAGCAGAAACTTTGGAAGTTTTCGTTCTGCTTGATTCACCATCTTACACAAAAATATTTATTATGGAGGGAAAAAACTATGGTGAAAGTTAATCTTCTGACTACTGGTGGACGTAAGAGCGACATGTTTGCGGAGCATCAGACTCCTCGCGAGATCCTTGAGTATTTCGGTGTGGACTATGCCTCTGCGACGAATACCATCGACGGTGTCCGTCTGGGCATTGGCGACATGGACAAGAGCCTGAAGGATCTGGGTGTTGGTGCCGAGTGCCGTATCTCTTCCATCGTGAAGATTGACAATGCGGCGAAGATTCAGATCTCTGGTGCATCTGCTGTGCTGGTGTCTGACATCGCTCTGGCTGATTGGGAGAAGGTTGAGAAGTATACTCCCGAAATGCTGAAGATCGTTGACGAGGAAGGCGAAGTGCTGTTCAAGGTTATGACTGGCAGCGGCGCTGGTTCTGTGAACGATTATGGTGTTTGCTTCGGCGAGCACACGAACGAAGGCGGCAAGGCTACCGTGACTGTCCTGTTTGACTCTGATGTCGACGACAAGGTGCAGGCTATCAAGGATATCGCTGGGAACGCCCTGCTGGATCTGAACGACATTGAGAAGGAAATTCCGACTGTCCTGACTGACATTGCGGAGAAGGAAGCGAAGATCGCTGAACTGATCAGCGCGCAGTAATCTCCGCTGCCAAAAGGAGGACTAGATAGGTTCTAGTCCTCCTATTTTTTATACATAAGGAGATAAAAAGTAATGTTTAGAGAGTTAGTCAACAAACCAATTGACCCCATCCCGCAGGAGTATGTTAACACGCTTCAACGGATTACAAATGAACCTGATTATAGTTTGACCTGTTTGGGTCTTGCGATGCTGAAATCAAGGATTCCAGAATATAAAGGCATCGATGGTATATATCATATCTTTAGCGAGAAAAGTACATGTATTGCGAATTTCATCGATCGCATGAAAGATTATAACGATGAATTTCCGCTGTTCTGTTATTATAGATATTCAAAAGACACAGATGTACAACAGTATATTAATGAACATCTGAGTGATTTCAAAGAAAAGAAAAGTATTTCTGCTTTTGTGAAAGACAAGACTGGCAGTGAATGTCTTGTTCTGTATCATGAGCAAAAGAATGCGGTTATGATTGCAGTTAATTCGAGCGATATACGACTGTATCATCTTATGCTGTCGTTCGTCTCTTTGTATTTTCCTGCTTTGTTTAATGATCACCCGCTGCAAGAAAGTGATTACAACCTGATCAAATCTTTGAGCAAGAAAGATCGTATGGAGTTTTATCAGAGCATTAAAGCAATGGTTGAACCGTACAGTCTTGAGTTTAAGAGGATTCAGCTGTCTAGCTTTATGCGACAGCTTCATCAAGTTAAGATTGACGCTGCGAATAACAATGTTACCAATCGGCGTTATGAAGTACAGCAAATGGAAGAACGTTATGCCGAAGCAATTCGTATTCTGCGTCAGGCAATTGTTGAATATGAAGGACTGAAAGCTACGGAGAATTATGACGCACCGGAAGAAAACTTTGTTGAATATTTGGCACACAATAAAGATATTCATAATTTGCACATCAGGAACAATAGAATCTACTTTACAGTTACAACTCTATTGAACGGCTATAACGCAGAGGCATGGCGAGTGTTTAGCGAACGTGGTCATATCTTCGATGGTGAATATGGTGTACGCCTCACGTCTGAAGTATTTAAGAACAAGGAGAATCGTAAACTTCTGTTTAACAATATCTTCTCTGATTCTCCGTTACTGATGGTCAGAATGGCTGGTAACTATCAGCTTGATCTTCAGAGTTGCAGAGTGTCGACTGATGACTGCTACAATTATGTGGAAGCAGATCCGATCTTCCAGAATTATATTCCTAATCCGCATCTGAAACTGTACAGTTGTCTGGGCGGGTATAAAGACAAAGTTATGCAGCAGATGCTTGCTCGCAACTATATTGGGGCGATTAATCTGTGTATGGCATCAGCTGGTTCTGTTAATCTAGATGAAACAACTCAGACATTCCGTCCATTCCTGGGATGGATTCTGAACAGTACGGATAAGGTTCTTGTCACGAAGGAAGGTAAAGAGATGACTCCCGAAGAGGCGCTGATCTGGCTGACTGATAGGGAGAAGAAAGATGAGTAATATGCAATTATGGGCAGCCATCACTATAGTTGAGATAGTGATGGTTGTCTGTTTTAATATACTTTCCTTTAAGCTGACAAAGATAGAAAACAAAATAGACTCTTTAATAAAGGAGAAAAAGCATAATGAAACCGATTGTTCTGTCGGAAGAAATGAAAACAGAATTGTTTAAACAGTTCTTGGAAAAGTTTAAGAAGGAACTGGACAATTTTGCTTTCAACACATCAGATAGCACGATTTCGCTAAAGACAAGTTTCAGCGAAGTGGCTAAAGAAAAAGTTGTAATTACATATACGCAGGAAGCATATCTGAAAATGCAGTCTCTTGTTGAATTCTTTGATACAGAAGTTGCATGGTATGGTCTTGTTGCACGTATCGACCCTCATCATTTCTATGTGTATGACGTAAAAGTTTGCAAACAGTATGTGGATGGCGCAAAGGTTGATACCAAAGATGAGGATACTCTTGAATTCTTTAACAGCCTGACTGATGAAGAGGCAAACGATATGCACTTTCAGGCGCATTCGCATGTCAAGATGTCTACCAGTGCATCTGGTGTTGATCTGCAGAATCAACAGGATGTGGTAAAGAATCTTGGAAAGACTGGATTCTATATCTTCCAGATCTGGAATAAGAATAACGATATTAATACTTACCTGTATGATCTGGACAATAATGTATATTATGATCGCAAAGATGTTATCATTGACGTTGAAGGTATAGATGATTTCGTTGCTGAAGTTGCTGATCTTGTTGTAGAGAAGAAAACTTATCCTTATCAGTATGGCGGTTCTGGCTATAACTATAACGGATATAATTACAATGAGCCTAAGAAATACACGGAAAAAAAAGAAGAAAAAGAAAAAGAAAAAAGTAACTTAACCCAGCCTGCATATCTGCCAGGTTATTATGATGGTTACAGTTGCGGTTATGAAGGGTGGGATTGGTAATTGGATCTGTCTAAGAGTTTTGAATTCTTTAACCCGGAGACTTGTCCTGATAGGATTAACATCATTGGTTGTGGTTCAGTAGGTTCTACGGTTGCTGAACTGCTTGCAAGGTTTGGACTGAAGAATGTGAATCTGTATGACTTTGACGTAGTAGAAGAACACAATCTTGCAAACCAAATGTTTACAACAAAGAACCTTTATAAACCAAAAGTCGAAGGAGTATACGACAGATGGGTTGAGATCAATCCAGAAGCCGTAAAAACAATTCGACTGTATGGTGACGGCTGGGATGGGCAGAAGCTTAGTGGTTATGTGTTTCTGTGTGTAGACAATATTGAACTTAGAAAGCGGATCGTGGAAGAAAACAGATACAACATGAACATTAAAGCTATGTTCGACTTCAGAACAGCTTTAACATCTGCACAGCATTATGCTGCAGATTGGCAAAAAGATACTGATATTGCCTCACTGCTTGACACAATGGATTTCACACATGCTGAAGCGGAAAAGAATGTTCCGGTAAGTGCTTGTAAAGTATCTCTGTGTGTGATGCCGACTGTCTGGTCTGTTGCAATGGCAGGCGTGGTAAACTTTATAAACTTTGTCAAAGGTGAAGGACTGCAGAGAGCTATGATTCTGAATCCTTTCGCTTTTGACACAATGATCGTTTAACATTTAAAGTAATCCAACTTCGGTTGAACAGTCTATGTTATAGGTTGTAACACTTTGCTCGGAAAGAGATGGCGGGCGGAGGCGCCGCACGCGTCTCGAACGCAGGTTGAAAGAGCAAATGAACAATAAAGGTTTCTGAATATCTACTATATAGAAAACAGATATGGCTATAAAGAATCAGAAACACGAGTAGTAACCGGTCTAGGCGACGACATGCAAGCATGAACGGTCCAGAAAAGATACTGGGTAGACTGCTTGAGTTTAAATGTTAGAAAAATAAATATTTCACATAAAGTATTTCAACTTTTGTTGAACAATTTATGTTATAAATTGTATCGTTTTGCCCGATAAGGAGGCAGGGACGCCAGCTGGCAGCCCGAGCTGCTTAACGCGATCCGACGGGAAAATCAACCGGGACGCTTAAGAGAACAGATAAGTTGACAGTTTTTGATGTGGAAGCAGGTAAATAAATCACAAAATCTACCTAATACTCAGATATTTACCTGAAATAAAAGAAAAATAAGCGATAAACGTGTTCAAGTGGCTCCTCCTGGAAAGATCACACTTTACTAATTTAGTTTATGTGGAGAGAATAAAATGTACTATATTACAACAATGCAACATCGGAGACCTAGGCAGTTGACGTGGGAAGATATCATCATGGACAAAGTTCCGCTGAATGATTTTGCTAATGACAAGTCAAATTCAACTGCCACAATTACAAGAAAATATGAGCAGATCGATAATGAAGTTCTGAAAAGAATTAATGTCGATATGATGATTCGTTGGTTAAAACGCTTCAATGAAGACAATGAAAGTCTGTTTGCAACGGACAGGCAGAGTCTTTACAGATCGTTTAAGATCCCGAAAGCGACTGGTGGTTTCAGGCAGATCGATGCCCCATGCAGTGAGTTGCAGGATCAGCTTGGAAGGCTTAGTAGCTTTATCACAAATGACTGCGGTGTGCTGTATCATACCGCAGCGTTTGCATACGTCAAAGGGCGCAGTATTGTAGACTGCGTGAAGAAGCATCAGAAGAATGATTCTAACTGGTTTCTGAAGACTGACTTTAGCGGTTTCTTCCCAAATACTACGTTAGATTTTATGATGAAGATGCTGTCAATGGTATTCCCGCTGTCAGAAATTTGTAAGCGTGAAGACGGTTATGCAGAACTGAAGAAAGCAGTGAGTCTGGCGTTTCTGAACGGTGGTCTGCCACAAGGAACAGTTATTAGCCCTCTGCTTAGTAACATTCAGATGATACCGATTGATCATAAACTGTTTAATGAACTTGCAGCGAGAAAGATCGTTTATACTCGTTATGCTGATGATATTCATATGTCAGCGCAGGAAATGTTCCCATGGCGGGATGTCGTAAAGATGATTGAAGACACATTAAAAGAATTTGGCGCACCGTGGGAGATCAAGAAAGAGAAGACTCACTTCGGTAAGAAGGCTGGTCGTTCTGCGAACTGGTGTCTGGGACTTCTTCTGAACAAGGATAACAATATCACAGTATCTTATAAGAAGAAGAACTATTTTAAAGCTGCGCTGTGTTCGTTTATTCTTGATACGAAGAACGGAAAGTACTGGGAGCTTGGTGATGTTCAACATCTGCGTGGACAGCTGTCGTACTACACGATGGTAGAGCCGGATTACTTTAAGAAAATCGTGCGTGATCAAAATAAGAAGTGGAATGTGAACGTTAACGATATGTTTAAGGCTTACTTAAACGGTACTGTAGGATAACAATGAAATGCATGATAGCTAGAGGTTTGTGATAAAGGGTAAAAAGTTATTATGCTCATTAAATGTTATTTGATGAATCAAGATGGGAACGCCCCAACGAAATTCCTCAATGCCTGAAGGCGGTACTAGCGTACAGCCTTCAGGCGTATTCGAATTTCGTTTCTGAACTAACGCAATTAGATTGTTAGGTACCGAACTAATGAAGCATTTCGAAAATGAGTATAAAGGAGAGAGAATAGAAAGGTAGGTATGCTCCTGTTTGGCTCTCTCTTTTATATAAACATTGCTCTGATGTTGCGCAGGTGCAGCGATTTGTAAGAGCCTCCGCAGAATGATAAATTTTGCGGAGTTTCGTGCAACCCGTGAGTTCACGGCTTGCCGGTTGCTTAAGTCTGTCAGCGCTACAAGTCTGACATGGATCCTTCCTAGTAGTGCCGTGTTAATGATACCCGTGAGTGTCAACACGGCACTATTTTTCTATGACGGGTTGGTAGAGTATGGCTTATCACTCTGGTCTTGAAAACCAGCGTCGTCGAGAGGCGACCGCAGGTTCGAATCCTGCACCCGTCGCCAACAGTTGCGCATAAGCATTAATGTCAAGCTTGCCACTTGACGCTGTGAATTTAATAAAAGAATCACTGAAAGGTGAGAGACAGATTCCTCGTAACAACGTGCCTTGGCGATATGCACCCTTTCGTTGCCTTGACGAGTCTTACTGTCGTAGGAGCTACTATACATTTATTTGTAACGGTTGAGAACCCGGACTAGTAGCTCCTTTTTTTGTTATTTCGGAGACGTCATAGGATTATCAGCACCGTGGTTGGTAACCCGTCGCTCATGGTACGACGCTAAACGCTCCTTTCTTATTCCTCTTTCTGAAAGAAATAGATAGCTGATAGGTTTATGACTTTCTGTTGCTCAAACTGGACTGCGTATAGTTATTACTATTTCTCGCTATCTTGAGCAGACGGCAGTTCGCAAACAGAAGACCTCTGCCTAAGGGTGAGTGGTCTGACCGTGCAAAACAGGCATAATGCACGGTCTTTTTCGTCTGTATTACTCGTAAGAGTTTCACATAGATATTTTTTACAAAAGAGGGGAGGCGGCAAGATGTCTGTAAAGACATACTTGCAAGAACAGATAAGACTTGTCTCTCTGTCCAGCTATGATCTGTTTACCGATGAAGAATCTGATTTGTATATGCAGATCATCGAACAGAAAAAAGAGTTGGACAGATTGGATGAGGAAAAAGCAGAAAACGAAAAACGAAAACCGTTTATAGAAAAAAAGAATGCACTTAAAGTACAACTGGAAAAATTAATATTATCACATGAAGATACCGCAAGAACTGTAAGATTAAAGTCTGTAATTTATTATCCTAAAGATGCAGACTATCCGTTTCCAAAAGGAATTACATATCATAGTTTAAAGACAAGTAAGAAAATAGCAGAGTTTTGTTGTGAGTTATCTCGTGCGTTAGAGTTAAACAATCTCGATTGTACTTTGGATCTTGTGGTGGTTAAATGGAAAAACCTTGAGATTCTTCGACAGCTTGTGATGAAAGGAATGTACATGCCAATTTTAACAAAGACTGGCGTTGAGCATGTGCATTATCATTTCTATACTGCAAGTGCAGGACAGCTGCGAAGAGACAAGATTGTTATGATATCTGACAAAGCATGGGAAAAGGTACACAAACAACTTGAGTGTGGTATGATTTGGGATGTGATAAACGAACGAGGTTCGTTGAATCCCAATAAGTACATGGCATATACCGCATTGCCTGCATCCGCCACCGAGGTATGGGCAGACTTCGATATAGATAGATGTATTGTAATTAATGAGTTTAAAGGTGAAGTCACAGACAGAATGATGTACATCAAACCTGATTATACGTTTGAGATTGGTGTACAGACTGTTCTGATTGACCATACTGATGGTAGTGGAATGATGCTGCCGGAAGTGTCCATGTCTAACTTTATGATCAGAGGAGACTGGATGAAAGGTTTGCTTGGCAGTTTTGATTTCATCTTGTTCTGCAAAGTAAATAATATCGAACCTGTAATTGAGGATGCATGGCATCAGAAGCATGATCTTGTTAAAGAACGTATCAATGTTATTCTTACAACTTCAATGTTTAAGCTATATAAATTATATAGATCTTGGGATGAGTATAAAGAATATTATAAAGCTCATAACTGTCATTTCTGTAGAACTAATTATGAAGAAGAATTTATTCCAAATACAACTTTGAATTATCAAATGATTCAAACGTTAACAGATTTTACAGATGAAGAGATCAAACAGTTTACAGCTAAAGAACATGAAAGAATATTAGGAATAACAAAAGATATGGATTCAATGCTGAAAACCTTGAAAGCCGATGAAGAGTCAGAGCAGCCGTACAAAGCTGCTCTTGCTATTTATCCAGAACTTTTAAGAGAAGCTTACAGCAGAGAATCCCTAAAGGCTATTCGTAAACGAATGATCCTTGACGCAAAGTCTGGACGTATTCGTTGTCAGAATAAGCGACTGTATGTCTTGCCCGACTTTTATGCGTGCTGCGAATATTGGTTTATGGGTATTAAGAATCCGAAAGGATTGCTTGCAAAGGATGAAATTGCCTGTAAGATATTCCGTCGCCATGATAAAGCAGACGTATTAAGGTCTCCTCATTTATATTGTGAACATTCTATTCAAAAGATTGTTCATGATCAAAGCATTTATGATTGGTTCTATACAAATGCTATCTATACTTCGTGTAAGTCTATGATCTCCAGAATTCTGCAGTTCGATGTAGATGGCGATCAGCTTAATGTAATTGTAGAACCGCTGTTTGTAGAAATAGCAGAACGCAATGTAAAGAGATATGATGTTGTTCCGTTGTTCTATGATGCAGAAATGGCATACGCAGAACCAATATCTAATGAGTCATTGTTTAATGGACTTAAACGGGCGCATGAATATTCCAATATTGGTGAGATCTCTAACATGCTGACAAGAGTATGGAATAAGAGTAATCCTGATAGAGTTGTAGCAGCGTTATTAACGTATCTGAACAACTTAAGAATAGATGGCGCAAAGACTGGTGTAGTCCATGAGTATTCTAATTATCCTGCTGTTGCTCGTCGCATCGGTAAAGCAACAGGCGGTAAGAATGGTAGGATGCCGTACTTCTTCCAGTTCAGCAAAAACGGAAGAAAGGATACGTCAAAGAATCATTCTCGCAAATATGCAGAATCGAATAACTCAACAATGAATAGGATAAGCCATGCGTTTGATGACATTGGTAATATTAATATGAACTATGCAGGCATTCCTCCGTTCAACTGGCAAATGTTAATGTCTGGTCCATGTGCTTTAATGCGTCCAGAAATTCCACAGTTGTTCTGTGAGTTGGACAATTCAAATCTTACAAGTGTGATTGAATCGCAGGAAAATCCATATAGTTCAGAGAAACAGCTGATCAATAACTATGCTATTGTAGCTGAAGATATTACCAACGAAATGATTAAACGCTATGGATCTCTCGAAGAAGCCTATCCGCATGTGGTGAAATATCTGTTTGCGGGAGAAGGTATGAATAAATCCGTCCATAAGCAAATGTTCTGGCGTGTGTTTGGATGGATCGCAGTAACAAATCTTCGCAAGAATTTATCTGATTGTGATACTTGCCCGGAGTGTGGAGTTAAAGTTCCTTCCTGGGTAGAGAATCATCGTTGTGTTAAGAATACGAAAGGCTTTTATGAATGCATAGACTGCGGCGCTATCTGCGAACGTAAGAATGCAAAACAATGCAGATGTGAGTTATGTCAGAATGTATATGCAGTCATAAGCAAACGTGCAAAGCAGAAAGCAAGAAGGAGAGAACGAAAGGCAGATGAAGAAGAACGTATTATTCGCTTGCAATTGTCCTTGAACGAGACATAAAGAATGGCTCGTTTTATCCTTCTTACGTGCTTTGCAAAAGTAACACAACATCAGATAAACGTTCTGGCTGGAGAGTTATCAAGCAGTTCGACGGCACATCTCCGTTTAACTTGCCAAAGGTATTGGTGACGTCTATGTATGGGCATGACGATATGCTTGATTATCTATCTGACTATAGAACACAAGACAAAATGCGAGGAGTTCATTACTACCCAAAGGGTGCGCTGTGCTGGTTTGAAACGAATCAGTACGGCGACCCGACTGGATCTTTATACATAGCTCGGAGGATTCCAGATATGCAGTTTCTGAGTCTTCCAAAGAAAGAACGTGGTTACCAACAGCTATTGAAAAAGTATAATAGAACGCTTTCTACAAAAGAATTATTTACAAAAGAACCGCCAGATACAGAGACAATAGCTGTTGTTAAACCTATATTACACAAATATACGAAAGGAGAAAGGTAAATGCCTGTAAAGAAAACAGATACTGAAGAAGTTTCTGTCAAAGTGGATACCATTCATGACCGTATGCGGTTTTACAAAGAAGTACAGGATACGCCAAAGGAAGCACAGAAAGCATTTAACAATGGACGCTTCTCTGGAACTGATATCAATCCTATGTGGCGTATCAAGAAACTGACCGAAGTGTTTGGTCCATGCGGTTTCGGTTGGTGGACACAGAACGTCAATTATAAGTTTGTTGATGCAGAACAGACGAAGGAAACTGCAGTGTTCTGCGAGCTTGAACTTGTTGTCCGCGACCCCGTGACAAAAGAAGAAGGCAAGCCGATATATGGTGTCGGCGGCAACACTTTTGTCGCTCAAAGGAAGAACGGACCACAGGCATCTGATGAAGCTATGAAGATGGCTTACACGGATGCTTTATCTATTGCTTGTAAGGCTCTTGGTTTCAGCCACGATATTTATTTCCAGGCTGATAGGACAAAGTATACAGCAGCTCAGGCTGAACCAACTGCTGAAGACTATAAGCTGATTACTTCCCGAATCCAGAATGGCATCACAAAGATAACTGCCAAGATGGATGACAAGCAGAAAGAACAGTTCACGCAGGATGTTATTGTGAAACATATTGGCGTGGCAAACTATCTAAACTGTAAGGATATGGGAAAACTGGAAGCTTTGTTAAATGAGCTTCTGAGTCTTGCAAGGAAACCTGCTTAAGCTAATCCACCGGCTTGAGATATGGTAACTTGTTGGCATTTCAAAAGTGACATTAACACGAGTCGGTGTTAAGCGCCCTCCGAACCTCTTCGGAGGGCTTTTTCCATGCGCGCTGGAAAGAAAATAAATAAGAGGCAATATTAAAAGGTGGTAAAAATTATGGCAAATTACGCAAAGGTTGCTCTGACTGGTCGGTTGACCAAGGAGCCAAAGCAAAGCACTTACAACAATTCTACGGTTATTTCATTCAGTGTAGCGGTCTACACAACGAAGAAGGTTGACGATAAGTATGTCGCTGACTTCTACAATGTAAGTTATTGGGGAAAAGCAGCTGAAACTGTGTTCCCGAAGCTTGATAAAGGTGTGCTTGTTCAGGTTTATGGCGATCTGTATCAAGAAGATTATACCGACAAGAATGGTGAAAAGAGACTTGGTATGTCCGTCAGAGCCAGCGATGTTATTAAACTGAAAGATCCTGAAGGAACAAGTAAACCAGCACCTAAAGAAACGAAACCTACGGAGGAAGATCCGTTCTAATTTCTGTTATGAAATGCAAGTAATGTTGCTCTGTTAATGTTATTGACAGAAACTAGATGTCAAGAGTGGCGCATTCGCTCTCGAGGAGCTCTAGCCGAGCTCCTCCCGCGAATGCTGCCGGAAGCCATTCAAACGAGGCTTCCGGCTTTAATAAGACTACGTCTTTAGATAACAGAAAATAAAAGTACAGAAACTAATTTGGAGAGGTGTCTAAAATGGATTCCATGAGTAGCGCTGTCATCGAATTGGCAGAGAAACATTTAGGAAATTTTAAGGTTAAGAATGGACAAGTAGTAGCAGAATATTGTCCTATTTGTCACGGGCATGATCATGATAGAGAAACATTTGCTGTTGGTTTGAGTAATGGCTTATGGCAATGTTTAAGAGGAAGCTGTGGTCAGAAAGGTAACTTCAATCAGTTATGCGATCTATTAGGAGTTCAAGCGCCTGAAGGAGTTTATCTTCCTACTATGCCAAGCAAACAGAAAAGGAGTTATGTTAAACCAGATCCAGAAAAGATTCTTCCAATGACTGAAGAGATTGTTACGTATTTCGCAAAGAGAAAGATTTCCGAACAGACTCTGGAAGATTGGAAGATTGGTGCTGATGATAAAGGGAACATTGTGTTCCCGTTCTATAGGGACGATGTCCTGACATATGTCAAGTATCGTAAGCCGAAGCGCCACGAAAAAGGAGATGGTCCTAAAGAATGGCAGGATGCAAACACAGAGCCGATTCTTTATGGCATGGATATGACTTCGTTCAACCTTCCGCTGGTTATCTGCGAAGGTGAGATTGATGCTCTGTCTTTGTATGAGGCAGGAGTTGTCAATGTTGTATCGGTTCCTTGTGGTTGCAACAATCTTGAGTGGATTAATCTCTGCTGGGATTGGCTGGAAAAGTTTAATCAGATTAAATTATTTGGAGATGCAGATGAACCTGGGATGGAAATGGTGTCAACAATTGCCAAGAGACTTGGCGAAGATAGATGCATGATCCCAAAAGAATATCCAGAATGTATCTTCAATGGTAAAGATTATAATCGTATCTGCAAAGATGCAAGTGAAATTCTTCAGTGCTATGGTCCAGAAGTATTAAAGAGTCTTGTAGACGCATGCGAACCAGCACCGATTAAAGGTGTGCTGGAAGTTTCAAAGATTCCATTCATCGATCCAACGACAGTGCCAAGGATTATGACTCATATTCCTGCGCTGAACAACTATATCGGCGGATTGAGTGAAGGTGGATTGACTATTATCTCAGGTAAACGCGGAGAAGGTAAGAGTTCTCTGTGCGGACCATTCTGCCTTAAAGGGGTAGAGCAAGGCGAAAGTGTATGCGCGTATTCAGGAGAACTGTCAGCATATAAATTCCTTGAGTGGATTATGCTGCAAGCAACTGAACGTAAGTACATTGGATATAAGACAGATCCAAGATCTGGAAAGAACATTGCGTGCATTGATGCAGAGATTCAGAAACGCATCAAGGCGTGGCTTGAAGGCAAATTCTATCTGTATGATAACGGGATTATAACCGACGAAAAGCAAACAGAATCTATTTTGCGTGTGTTTGAAGGTTGTGCTCGTCGATATGGAACAAAACTGTTTGTATGTGACAATATCATGTCTGCTCTGGTATCTGCTGACGAAGAGAACAAAGCGCAGGCTAAGTTCACTGCTCAGTTAAAAGCCTTCGCTAATAAATATAAAGCTCATGTCATCTGCGTTGCACATCCAAGGAAGACTGCGGTTGGTGCAACGTTTAGCAATGATGACGTTAGCGGAAGTTCGGCAATAACTAATCTTGCCGACAATGTATTAAATGTAGAAAAGTCTCCTAAAGGAATTCGTGTTACCAAGAACAGGGACTTTGGCATTACTGGGTTTATCAACACGGTGTACGATCCTGCGAACAGAAGAATCTATCAGGCTAACTCGATGGATCATCTGGTGTTCAGCTGGGATCATACTGGCATTAAACTGCCGGATCATCCAGTTGACGAACTGGAAGAGTTCAACGTGGACGATGGCAACATTGATCCGCCGATTTAAGGAGCGTATATGATTCATCATAAAGTAGAAGATAGTTACAGACCAAAATATGTAGAAGAAGTAGAAATAAATAAGAATATGTTTCATCGGATTAAACGTTGTCTTAAGGAAGAAAGTCTGGAAGAAATGTCTGATGCTGAACTTGAGAACTGGCATTACAAAAAGGATTCTTGCGAGCTAATCTTCGACGTAGGGTTTGCGGACGGAGCATCCTTGACATGGAAACTTTGTTCTGGAACACATAACTATTATGACGATGTTACGTTCTGGTTTGACGATGGGCGTTTCGTAGATCTTGACTGTACGTATGAACTTGACGATATTGAAGTGGAAACTGATAAAGCTGTTTATATAGTAAAGTTGGTGATCAAATGAACGTCGATGTCAGAAAATTAGACGAACGGTTCTGGGAACCTGATGAAATTTTATGGAATATTCTGTTCCAACACAGAGGTCATCAAGTAGAAATTGCTTCATATGGAGATTGGGATGATCCTGCCAACATCTCTCTCGAATGTGTAGATTGCGGCAGGGTCATCCTTGACGCTGAAATCTACACTATTTGTGGGAGAGAGGATATATGAAATATCTGGCAACAATTAAACAAACTTACGAATCAACCTCAAAGATCTTTGACACGCAGGAAAAAGCGGAAGACTGGCTTGATTCACAAAATAATAATCTTGAACATACAACAATTGTTACTGTTTACGATGATCAGTGGCATGTGATTAAATCGTATGAGTATACCAGTTCTCATCGATAATAGAATCGAGATGGAGTGACATTATGATCAGTTGGATATGGCTTATTCCAACATTGTTTGTTGGAGTATTTATGGGTGTATTGTTGTTATCAATTGTAAGCTATGGGAAAAACAAGTAAGAAAGGGTGAATCCAATGGGATTATTACCCGATAATCATGTATATAGTTACTCACAGTTAAGTTCATTTGATGAATGTTCATACGCTTTTTACCTTCAAAGAATAGAAGGACTGCAAGAACAAGCGTCAAACGCCTTTGCGGAACGCGGCACTTTGGTTCATGATCTGCTTGATCAATGGGCTAAAAAGATAATCAGCAAGGAAGAAATGCTTGTTGATTATGAAAGACGATACCCGGAAGAAGTCGTCACAGCTTTCCCAAGAATGCTGGCAGCAAAAGGATACGCTAAGAAAGCATACCAGCAAGGTATTGATTTTCTTACAAACTTTGACGAGTTCAAAGGATATGAAGTTCTTTCAGCAGAAGAAAAGTTCAAAATTGATCTGCCTTTAATTGATGGAACTACTCGTCAATTTATTGGCATTATTGACATGATGCTTAGAGAAAAGTCTACAGGTAATTTAATTATTTGCGACCATAAATCTAAGTCTATGTCTTCATTTAAAAAAGACGAAGATAAAATGTACAGACAACAATTGCTTTATTCAACTTATGTAAAAGAACATTATGGCAAATTTCCAGATGCGATGATGTTCCATTTGTTTAATGAAGCTGGCGTGAAACCACAACGGTTGTTCTCTCAAGATCAGTACGATGAAACGATGGAGTGGGCAACTCAACAGATAAATAATATTGAAGCTTATACTGTTATCGACTGGCTTACCTGCAAAGAGAAGCCAGATTTTTATTGCTGGGAAATATGCGGAAGTAGAAAAGAATGTCCCAATGGTGTTATGCCGAACTTTAAGAAAAAGAAAGACGATTACGATGAATTCAAAGAAGGAGAATAAAAATGAGAATTTCAAAAGCTATCAGGGAATATGTAGAAGAAGAAATATACAAAAAGTATAACGACGCTGCTGTAGAAATTGGCAAAGAATACTATGACGAAAAGAAACAAGCTGAAGAAATGGTGTTAGAAATTATGACAGAAGCTTCCAAGAAAGCAGAAGAATATCTAAAGGATCTTGGTTATATGGTTATGCATAGCTATCGTTCTGACAGCATCTTCTCTCTCAATGGATCTTTCTCTAAGCCAGAAGAGAACAGCATTAACAATAAGAGAAATGATATGCGCGCCAAGGCTCGCACTAAGGCTCGTCAGGTTCTGTTTGATCTGGAGATGGGTGAGACTACAAAACAGCAGCTGAAAGAGTTCCTTGATAATGTAGTTATTGACTAAGAAGTATGATTTTAAATTAGAACGCCACAGCTACAGGCAACTCAACAGTTAGTGGAGGCATCTACGGAAGGGATGAACCGACCACGAGTTGCACAGCGTACTCGGGAGCGATGGAGGGATACTGATCAACCCAGGCACGAGAGGGGGTAGGGCTTGTGCAATGAAGTGTTGGCTTCCAAAACATACAGCGACTTCGATTAAAAGCTTCGCGCTGTATTTTATTTAAATTAAGGAGTGATGTGGTTTGCTTGAATACGAGCCGTACCACGTACACACGAGTTATTCAAATTGTTTAACTCAGCCTGATTCTACGTTGTTCATTGAAGACTATGCAAAGATATTCAAAGAGCGCGGTCATCGTGTTCTTTGTATATCAGAGCATGGCAACAGATCTAACGTCTGGCAACAATATGAGCTGGCTAAGAAATATTCTGACGGCGAGTACAAGTTGACTCCTCTTGCAGCAGCAGAAGCGTACTTTGTAGAAGATCGAACTGTTAAAGAGAACAGAGGTTACCATCTGATTCTTGTTGCAAAGAATATGGATGGACTGTATCAGTTGAATGAAATACTATCAGAAGCTAATCTGACAGGATTCTATTATCATGCCAGAATAGACTTTGATTTATTGCGTCGGCTGGATCGCAAAAATTTTATATGTACGACTGCCTGCGTAGCAGGACCAAACTCTGAAGGTTTAATTGCAGAGCTTCATAATATCTTCAGAGAAAACTTCTATCTTGAAGTGCAACCGCACTCGCAGAAGATTCAAGTAGACAGGAATCAATGGCTTGTTGAACTATCTAAAAAGTATAAAATACCTTTGATATTTGCGACTGACAGTCACTATGTGTTAAGGGAAGAAAAAGAACTAAGAAAAGAATTTCTGCTGTCTGCAAAGATATCCTACGGAAATGAGGATGAATTCCTCTTGTTCTTACCGACGGCAGAAGAAGCATATCAAATGCTGAAGGATCAAGGTGTTTTAAATAAAGCACAGATTCAAGAAGCTATGGAGAATACTTTGATTCTACGAGAGTTTCCTGGCGTATATTTCTCGACCGAAAAGAAGATACCTAATCCATATCCTGATATGCCAATAGAACGTAGAAATTATTTATACAAGAAAACTGTCTGCGATGAATATATTCGTAAGGCAGGAATGCCGACCAAAGAAGAAGCTGCTGAAATCCACGCAGAGATGGACACAATGACAAGCACAGGAACTGCTGACTATCCGCTCATCATGAAGAAGGTTATAGACAAAGGTATAGAATATGGTGGCGTGTTGACAAAGACTGGCAGAGGTTCTGGTGCTTCGTTTGTTTCTAATTATGCTATGGGATTCTCATCAATTAACAGACTGAAAGCTCCTGTTAAGATGTATCCCGAAAGGTTTATTTCGGCTGACAGACTGGCAAATGGATTACCCGATTTGGATTGTAACATGGCTAATGTCGAAGCGTTTGAAAGAGCAGGCAAAGAAATACTCGGCGAGTATGGATGTCTGCCTATGATAGCTTACGGCACTGCTAAAACATTATCAGCGTTCAAGCTTCTTGCAAGAGCAAGGAACTTGGACTTTGAAACAGCTAATGAAGTTGCAAAACAGATTCAGAATTATGAGCTTGATGTGAAGCACGCTAAGGAAAATAACTCGGATGATACAGATTATAATGTTGACGATGATGTAAGAATTGAATCTTACGTAGATGAAAAGTATTTACAGCTTATAGAAGAATCGAAAAAGTATAAAGGAATTATTACCAGCATTTCGCCTCATCCCTGTGCGCATATTCTGTCTGATAAAGACTTGCGCAGAGAGATAGGAATTATTCGTGTTAAGTCAAAGTCTGGCTCTAAAGATGCTGTGTATGCTGCGTATATTGATGGCAAAACAGCTGACAGTTATAACTATTTAAAGGCAGACTTTTTGCGTGTTGATGTTGTAAAGATTATTGCTGATACGTTTGCGCTTGCTGGACTTCCTGTAATGTCTGTCGACGAATTGCTTGCAGCAGTAAAGGACGACAAGGAGGTCTGGAAGTTATATGCGAATGGGTTTACGATGGGATTGAATCAGGTTGAAAGGGCGAAGTCTTCTGAAAGATGTCACATATATAAACCAAAAAATGTGACAGAGCTGGCTGCGTTTATTGCTGCTATCAGACCGGGCTTCAAGTCAATGCTTAACACCTTTATCAACCGTCAACGGTTTGCATATAACATTCCATCTCTGGATAATCTACTGGCAACTGAAGAAATTCCAGATAGTTTCTTAATGTATGACGAACAGATTCTTCGCATACTTAAGGCGGCTGGAATTCCTGGATCAGATGCGTATGCCTGTACAAAAGCAATTAAGAAAAAGAAAGCAGACAAAGTAGCATCGTTCAAAGAAAGATTCAAAGAAGGATTTACAAAGGTGCTACAAGAACAAGAAGGCGCATCTGAAGAAAAGGCACATGAAGTTGTAGAAAAGATCTGGAGAATTATTGAGGATGCAGCGAACTATATGTTCTGTTGCGCTCATGCGTTCAGTATGGCTTGTGACTCATTGTATGCAGCATGGCTGAAGGTTCATTATCCATATGAGTTGTATGTTACCATGCTTAAATTGTATGATGAGAAGAAGAATACTGATAAGATTTCTGCTATCATTGCAGAGATGAAACGCTATAAGAATATCAGCTTAACCGCTGGAAGGTTTGGGCAAGACAACAGAGACTGGGTTGTAGATAAAGATCATGGAACAATATCACAGTCGTTGTCTTCCATTCGCTATATGAGTAAGAAAGCTGCAAGTGATCTGCAGAACATGGCGAATAAAGAAAGGTCAGGACAGGTTGAGCTGAATACATTTACCGACGTTCTTAGGGAACTTCAGATGAATACTTGTCTTGACACAAGGCAGATTCAGATTCTGGTAGAGTTGAATTACTTTGAACAGTACGGTAAATCCGGTAAGCTTATGAAAGTTTACAATGAATTCTTTGAAGGAAAGAATAAGCTTACCAAGACAGTTAAGTCTTACGAGGCAAGGCTTCAGGCGTGCAGAGAGTATGAAGAATCTCTGCCCGATGAGGAGTTGGACGTAGGACAACGACTGTCATCAGAGTTTTCAAATGTTGGACTTTGTCTTTCCATAGATAAAACAAAGCCAAACAACTTGTACTTTGTACAAGAAATTGATGCTAAGTATGGTGTCAAATGTAAGCTGTACTCTGTTCAGCGTGGCACGACAGGTGTTGTTCGTGTACGCAAAGGTGACTATGCGAAGCATGTATTCAATGTAGGTGATTGCATAGTGTTAACAAGTTACAACAAAAGTCCGAGATATACATATAAAGACGGAGAAAGAAAAGCTCTGCCTGGAGAAATGGATATTTGGGCTGAAACCTATGAAGTTGTTAAAGCTCCCGCTTAAAAAAGTAAAGGAGAAAAACAATGAAAAGATTTTATGGTGTAGAAAACATCCTTGGAAATGGTCAGACGTTTTATGATGATGAGGGAAACGTTGTTGGGTATTCGCTCGACAGTGTTATTCCCGGAGGTACAGACTTTTACGATGCCAACGGACAACACAGAGGTTATGCGGTCGATGGATTGCTCGGCGGTGGAAGAGATCTGTACGGTGATGAATCTGGTCATGTAGGATATACGTTGGATAGTATACTTGGAAATGGGCAAACTATTATAAGTGACGATACTGGTTATGCAGGATATTCGATTGATAGTGTGACTGGTGCTGGTAGTTTCGGAGAATATGACTTTGATTAATTAAGCTGGGGAAACAACTTCTAAATAATCTGGGGACGGGCGGCTCCCAAAAGCCGCCCGGACCCCCGCAAAAGAAAAGGAGTTGAAGTACCTATGGGTTATACAGTTCCGTTAAGGTTTGTTCGAGTCTCAAGAAAACACAACGATAATCGACAATTTGATGTATCTATTTGTGCAACTCGAATAGTTGCAATTATGTCTACTGAAATATTCCAAGCACGAAAAACAATAGCTGACGAAAGAAAAGCGGGAACTCTCATCAACGCTTGTGGGCAAGTCAAAGCGAAGTCTGCCATTTTCCTAGATAATGGTTCTGTTATTGCATCACCTCTGTCTGTAGCTCGTCTTATGTCTTTGATTGAAAAGTCAAACGAAAAAGCTAATTCTAAACTTGATAAACGATTAAGAGTGTATGATGTGTATGATCCAGAACCCATTGAAGACGACGAAGAAACAGAAGATGTTGACGCGTTGTATGACGATGGATATATTGAAGAAGAATAATTTACTGGTGCAGGGCGTGACAAGTCCTGTTAAATGACTTTAACACCGTGGGTGAAGCATGCCACGCCGGGAAGAATGTAACAGCCAGGACGATTAATTCAGAACGAATGGAGAGATGCTTTTGATTGATCGTGACACTGTTAACTGCAGCGACAAACCCAACAACGATTATGAAGGAGAGAAACAAACTATGATTAACCCCGAAATTCAAGAACTCTTAAAGAAGGCTGAAGAAACCAAACAACTGATCGAAGATGCACGTAATCTGTTGGACGCTGCCTTAGAGGATCTGGAAGAAGCTTACGCTGAAGAATGCGAAGACATGCTTCAGAATGTGAGCGATGAAGAATTCAACCAGTAAATCTAACACTTGGGGCAGGAGAAATCCTGCCCCTCTTTTTTATTTGGAGAAAATATTATGGCAATGATATACAATCCCGAAAAATACTATTTAGTATCTGTGGAAGAAAAGACAGGCGCTGTAATTGTTTCGCCTTTCCACGTAGAGTCGATTCGGCAAGAGCTTGCCGGACCATACAGCTTTGAGTATAGCATTCCTCAACGCACAACGACAAAAGTTGAAGGCGAGTTATACGGTACAATGAGAATACTTCAACCGAAAGATATGGATGACATTTCTTACGAAGAGGTTATGGAATTAATAAAGGAGTGAGAACTGTGAGCAAAATAGTCATACCGCTTGATAATGGATACAGACTGATAGCAGAACAAAATACAGACAGCGAATTCAATAAAGAAATATTCGTTGGTATAGAGACAGACACCGGCGCGTATCATCAAGACCTTGCAATTATCAGACCGACATATTCGTTTGAAAATGACAATGTCAAGTTTAACTCGGATGCTTTTGAAATTCTGGTATTCGGAGATGAAAAGCAGGATGACTATACCGATAAGTTTACAGTCCCGCTTTATCAAGAAGATGACGAATGAAGAAATTATCTGGAATTATCTGTATGAAAAACTAAAAAATGTATACGGAGTAGCTGCATTGATGGGCAACCTGATGGCAGAAAGTTCTTTGAATCCGTTATGTGCCAACGGAGTAAAGAAGCTTGGTCTGACTAATCAAGAATATACACATGTAGTAGACCAACATAAGAACGATAACTTTGTTACAGATGGCGTAGCATATGGCTTGGTTCAGTGGTGCTACAAGACACGCAAACAAGGGCTGCTGAACCAAGCCGTTGAGACAAACAAATCAGTAGGCGATATTTATCTTCAGCTTGATTATATGTGGCAGGAACTTCAGGCGTATAAAACTGTTCTTAACGCTTTATATGACGCAAAAGATGTAAGAACTGCATCTGATATTGTCATGCTGAAATATGAAAAGCCTGCAAATAAAACAGAAATAATGAAAGAACGCCGAGCAGCATACGGAGAAAAGTTCTTGAAAAAGTACGGCAATAACACCATAAAGTTTAACATTGACCTTGGAACAGCTCGGAAGTTATTTGATCAGCTATCAAAACTTGATTAATTCCTGTGAATGGCTGTGCGCAATGATTAATTTAAAAAGACAGCACACATTCTAACAAGGAGTGCAGTTCTATGGAGTATGTAGAACTTGAACTGAACGCATCCAAGAAAGGATGGAACTGTACGGGATGCGGTTTATTCAGCGACGCAATTGGAAGACCAATATTTGGCAAGGAGATATGGGTCATATCTTCGAACGGAACAGCATGGCTAGAGAACAAACCTAAATATGTTTTCTGCCCTCAGTGCGGCAAACCCGTAAGGAGGGACAACTATGCGTAAAGAAAAAGAACCAGAAAAGATTGAATTCCCAAATGAGTATAAAGTTTTAGGAGCAGATCTTAGCTTGAAACAACCTGGATTCTGTGTTCTCAGCATGAAAAACGGAAAGATAACTGGAGTTAAATTGTATTCAGTAAACAATAAAAAAGATACCAAGAAAACACATGGACAATTACTGGATGAAATCTTTGAAAAATTCAAGAGTATTTATCCTTTAAATGATACTGTGTTTGTTGTTCGCGAAAACGAAATAATGAAAGTCAAAGTTCCGTCAGAACGAAGTTTGTCTAAAGTAGTTGGCATCATGGATTGGAGTGCGTGGGCGTTCTACGGCAAAGAATGGCACAGCATATATCCGATGACAATTAAAAAGCTGATAACTGGCAACGGTAGAGCAGATAAGACAGAAGTTGCAAACAGTCTTGAATATTATATTGGCAAGCAAAACTACAAATGCGACGATGAATCTGATGCTGCAGCCGTAGCCATAGCATGGCTGATACAACAAGGACAAATACAAGCAAAGGAGAATGCAGATGGCTAAGAAAAAATGCTATATTTACAGGCTTGAAGCTGGACATGATGGACATCCGCCGGAAGTGACGGAGTTTTTTTATGCCCCAAACGCAAAACGTTTAATCCAATATGCCCAGCAAATGTATAAGAAGGAGAGATACAATAAATTCAAACCTATAAAAGTCGGCATGTCAAAAGAAGACGAAGGTATTCGTCTTATATCAGATTTTGAGAGCTGGTATCTGAAGCGAAACATGACTGCTGAATTTTACTCTGAAAGGAATGAACCTTAATGAAGGTTATTTTTTTTACTGTTGATAACGTATTGAATTTTCCTGAATCAGATGCCGAAGCTCCAAGTGGACGAAAAGGCATAGCAGAAGCAAGAGTGAAAGAGCTAAAAAAAATAGTGCTTGCTTCAGGAGCTCGCCTTGTATTAACGGGATCATGGAAGAAAGACTGGGACTTTGATGACGCCAAATGCACAAAAGATGGTATCTATCTGAATAAAAAGCTTGATCGAAAAGGATTGCATATTCTCGACAAAACAAACGATGAAATGACAGACGAAGAAGGCTGCGCGGACTGGATA